GTCCATATCCTTCCAGATAGGAAGGACCATGGTGCGCGAGCTCAGGTCGAAGTAGGCAGTAGGAACGTTCGAGTGCTGAACGTTGATATTCTCTGCCGCCATCAGCTTGGCGAGTAGTGACTTGGTTTTTACTAGCTCGGACATATACAGTTACCTCAACTCGATAACCGCATTGTACACCGAAGGCTAGAAAAAGGCAACAGAGGAAACCTGAATAGAATCAACAACTTACGGCAGAGGCTGCCGAACACAGTGATTTCCTGCGATTTTAACTTTCAAAGCACGGGTTTTTAAAAACCCGTGCTGGATCAACCACTTACGTGCCGGTGAGCCGTTTTAACTTTCGAATGTTGCTTTTTACTTTTCTCTTAGCTATATCAAGCTTGATGGGCGAAACTAGGTCAGTGAACACGATACCGTCTAAATGGTCTAGCTCATGCTGTACAACTGTGGCAGTCAGCCCGTTGAACTCTTGCGTAAGTTTCTCACCGCCGATAGCTTGGAACTCAACAACAACTGACTCGGGTCTACCAATCTTTAAGAACAATCCCGGAAACGACAAACAACCTTCATTGTATTCAGTTCTGTCAGTACTGCGGCTGATCACTTTAGGGTTGATCATGATCCAAATCTTTTCGCCCATGTTTACTGCCATCATTCTGTAAGGCAGTCCAACTTGATTAGCTGAAAGTCCCAGTCCGTTGAGTTCACCCAGAGTTTCTGCCAGCGAGAAAGCTAGATGCGGCACGTTGACGTTGGGGTCATTGAAGTCGACTTCTTTTGTCGGTTCACGAAGAATATCATCATAGCGGTCAACTAGCTTAAAGATTTCATATTCAACCATCTGCCCGTTGACAAACTTTAGTTTCTTACTCATACTATCCTCGAGAAGTTTTGTTTCTTTTCAAACCGAATGGCGTTGGTGAACTTATCGAACAGTTGGTCCTTGTGCGAGATCACGAACACGTTTGTATTGTTTGGCAGAGTTTGCAGAATCTGCATCAGCGAATCAGTACCCTTAGCGTCAAGGCTGGAATCAAACGTTTCATCCAGAATTAGCAAATTGGTGTTAACGCTGTTCTTCAGTCTAGCAATAGAACGCCAAGTCAGTAGCAGCGCCAAGTCGATCTTCTGCTTTTCACCTTCAGAAAAATTCTCATAACTGAAATCGTCACGATGCCTAGACTTGATGGTTTCCTTAAACTCTTCATCAATGTTAAAGTTGACGAAGAAGTCCATAGAGGCTAGATACTTATTCACCATCTTATTGATAACTGGCAGATACTGCTTGATGATCTTAGTCTTGATACCGCCATCCTTAAGGAGTTGCGCAGCGACATCATAGTACTGTTTTTCTTCGTTGGCAGTCTTGCGCTGATTCAGCAGATCAGTCAGTTCTTGTACTAGCTTTTCAGACTGCTCTTTAGAGTCAGCACTCATCTTCTTGGGTGAGGCTAGCTCTTCAACTTCTTCTTCAAGCTTGCGTATGTATCTTCTAGTGTGAGATATAGAACTGTTAACTGTAGCAAGATCTGTTTCCAGACGGTTGATATTACGCTGGGTTGATTTGATTGCTTGGATTTGTACGACGATTGCATCTTTTTGATCCTTCAGTTTAGCCAGCCCATCGCTGTACTCTTCCATCGTCTTGTTACATTCTTCAATGGTCACTGCCTTGAAGTCTGTGTTGATGTTTTGCTTACAGGTAGGGCACTGGTCTGTGGTGTTATAGAATCGAATCTCTTTTTCTAGCTTGCCCTTGTTCGCATCAATACGTGCTTCAAAGGTATTCAGCTTCTTTTCTTTCTCAACCAAGCTGTCATAGTTGACTACTTGCTGCAGTAACGATTCAATATCAGCCTCAAGCTGAGTCTTCTGGTCGTTCAGCGCAGCCAGATTATCTACATGAGTTGTAATGTCAGCTTTCTTCTTTTCGACCATGTCTGCATTGTTCTTCTTCATCTCATCTAGGTGAGCTTTATGCAGTTCAATCTTTTCCTTCACGTTGTCCAGCCGGATCTTGGTTTCAGAAATCAGTCCCTTGAGTTCTGACAGCTTATCCTTAACAACTATGTTCATGCTAGTGAAGATCTGGATATCCAATAGATCCTCAATAACTGCACGACGATCAGCCGCTGCTAGCTGCATGAACGGAGTGAACGAAGCAGCGCCAAGAATAACAATCTGTGTAAAGGACTTGTAGTTCATCTTGATGATCATACGCTCAAGCATATCTTGGTAGTCTTTTGCCTTAGCGTCCTGATTCATTAACTCGTCGTTCAGGAAAATCTCGAATACGTTAGGCTTGATGCCTCGACGGATAGTGTATTCGTTCTCCGCAATACTGAACTTGAGCTCAACTAGGCATTCCTTCGCGTTGATGGAATTCACTAGCTGCGGCTTGTTAATATTGCGATATGGCTTACCGAAAAGGGCGAACGTCAGCGCATCAAGTATAGTAGACTTGCCGGCACCGTTTTCCCCAACGATCAATGTATTGTTATACTTGTCTAGGAATACTTCAGCGCCAACGTTGCCTGTCGATAGGAAGTTCTTCCAGAATATGCGTGTAAATTTAATCATGACTCGATTGAGATCGCCTCGGTGTAAACACCTCTAAGTATATCTTTCAGCTTCGACTTATTCAAATCAATTTCAAGTCCATCAACAACCTTATTGATGATGGTGATAGTGTCGTCAGCCTGATCAACGTCAGCTGTATCACCGACAGAGTTAATTTCTGTGAAGTCTTCAACAACTGAAAGGTCAATAGGACCAGCGCGGTTGATATGATCCATGAAGGAATCGAACAAGAAGGTATTTGTCTTCTTCTCGATAATCACCTTCACATACTTTCCCTTGTACTGCTCAAAGTCGAAGGTCTTCAAGTCATTGTAGAAGAACTTCTCATCATTGTAGATATGCTTACGGAAGATAGTATGCGGGTTCTGCACAAACTCAATCTCGCGGGTCTCTGTATCGAACACATGAAACCCACGAGGATCGTCATAGTCTGCCCAAGTAATTTCACCGGGACTGCCAACGTACAGAATATTGTTCTTGATAGAACGGTGGTGGAAGTGACCTGTGAACACAACCTCATAACGAGATAGCTTTACAGCGTCCCAACCCTCATGACAAATATTGCCGCGATCCATTTCAAAGCCAGCTAGCTCGAAGTGACCTGCACAAAACTCTGACTTAGAATTAGAGATAAACTCTACAGCTTCCTTTTCATTGGAGTCGCAGATCCAAGGAATAACGTCAACGTCCAATCCATCGAAGTTGATCGTGGTAGGATTGTCATAGATGAACACGTTATCATACTCACCAAGCACTAGCTGGGTCGAGTTGACTTCAAGAGTGTTCTTGAAATAGACGTCGTGGTTGCCGAGCAGAGTATGAAACTCAACTCCCATCTCTTTCATCGGATCGAAGAAGTATTGCTTCGATGCCTTCAGAGTATAGAAGTTGATATACTTACGGCGATCAAACAAGTCGCCTAGCTGTAGGATAGCCTTAATGCCATGATCCTTCATATACGGAAACAGAGTCTTCGTATAGAAGTTCTTGTACAACTCATGAAATACCGGACTGTCATTACGACAGCCGATATGTGTGTCACCTAATATTACAAGCTTCATTCTTCAATAAACTTTTCTAGATTTACCTTCGACTTTTTCTTTGCGCGTTTAGCTGCCTCGAAGTTCTCGATGAACGTTGAGATATTATCATACATCTCAAACTGACGAGTCATGCCATCGTCAGATTCCAACTGATCGTACTCATCAGTTACACCGATCATCTCAGTGGACTTGTACTTGACGTACAGTTGTTTCTTCTCGCGTTGAATTCTGCGCAAGAATGCATAATAAACTATCTGAGTAAAATAGGCAAATGGATTTTTCGATTTCACAGGATCAAAATTATCTGCGTACATGACACAGTTCTCTACTGCGTCCGAGATCATTTCATCTCTAAATGTATACGACAGGAAGTTAGGTCTGTGTGAGAGGTTTTCAGCAATCTGCATGAAGCACTTACCAACGTACTCAGGAAGCCTTGGCTTCGGCAGTCCATCTTTCTTTGCTTTCTTTACAGCTTTGCGGTGCGCCGTCATCTCCTTGAGGAACAATTCATTATCAATATAGTGTTTTTTTGCCATAATTACTTGACCGTTTTCCATCCCATGGGTATAATCACTGTGTGGTCTATGAATGAGACCACTTTAAGACTCTTAGTGAATAGGTTTATCTTTCTTCTCAACTAGGCTAGCAATCGCTTCAGCCATAGAGATAACCTTATCGTCTCCATCAATAACCTTCTTCTTTTTCTTCTTGATGGTAGGCTTAGTATCAAAGAACATTTCACACAGTTCTTTATACTGTTCCAAGAACTCATCATTAACATCCAGTGATGCTACGATTTCTGTTCTTGAAAGACTGATCGATTCGTCTCTAACAACGATCAACGGTAGCCACTCTCTAACATTAAGAAGCTGCCTTGCTTCTTCAAAGATGTTCTCGATAATAATAACAACTGGACGTCTAACCTTCACAAAGTCTCCGTCGTCTTCTGTATAGGCAACAATATCCTCACCTGTACGAAGCTTTAGAAATTTAATCTGTTCTTCCATTATTTTAATCCTATGTTACGAGTCTTGAACGGAAACCTTTCTTCGCTATACATCTTTACTCTTTCTTCATAGTGGTTCAGAGTAAAGTTTGTGTATGTCTTGTATCGTAAGTCGTCAGCGATATCGTAAAGAACAGCTTCCTCTTTGTTATCACCTAGACGCAACCCTCTACCGATAGACTGCAAACTTCTGATACGACTCTTTGTGGGGGATGCGAATATAATATTATGTAGGTTACGGATATTGATCCCGGTAGAGAACGTCCCGTATGAAGCTACGATGATCGCGTCGTTTTCCTTCTCAGTGATATGACGCACTTGTTCTCTGTCAAGCACATCTGTCTCACCCGATACGAAAAACACCTTTCTATTATAACACGAATTCTTAATCATTTCAAATAATATCTTACCATGCTTTTCGACATAGGTATAAAGAATCAGTGTATTACCATTAAGGTTTATCGCAAGGTTCTTGATGAAGTTGTTGCGAGGTTCGCTTCCGATAAGATAGGCAATCTCATCTTGGTACGTTCTACCCTTGAGTTCCTTACAAACAGCTTCAGGGTGCTTGAGCACCAAGCATTCGATTCTAAACTTTGCTAGGTGCTTCTGGTCAATGAGCTCTTTTGTGGAAACAATCTTCTTGGCAGGACCAAACAATCCTTCCAACACAAGCTTGTTAACCTTAGTACCATCTAGCGTACCGGTAGTGCCGATTCTATAGTCGCAGTTGATCAGCTTAGACATGATAGAGATTAGAGACTTTGCCTTGAACGTATGCGCCTCGTCACCGATTACATAGTCAAACTGGCTAAAGTATTTCTTGGGCATATCAAAGATAGACTGCCAAGTTGAAATGACCAGAGGCTGATTAGGTGCCTTCTCCATACCTTGATAGATTTTCTGGCAGTTAGTTTCTACGTCCCAACCATACGAAGCAAAGTCACTATACATCTGCTCTACAAGAGAAACAGTTGGTACAATCAGCAAGCCTCTTTTCTTACCGATGCTTTGCATGTATCGCGCAATGGTATAGATGATAAGCGACTTACCACTAGCAGTAGGTGAAACAATAACGGTGCGCTTCTTGGAAACTGCGTAGGAGAACGCTAGCTTCTGATAGTCTCTGGGTTCAATCTTAAGACCAAGAGTCTTGATGAAATCTGGTGAAACAATATCAGTACCAAAATACTGAGAGTTGTTTTTGAACGAGTAGTCGCTCAGCTTACAGAATTCTGCGATATGGTTGACTAGACCAGAGTACAGAACAGCTGTCTTGGTATTGAACAGGCGAATCTTTCCATCCCAGTACTTGCTACGGTACTGGGGTGAATACTGTGCTCCGGGAACTTCAAAGGTAAAGAAGTCGGAGAGCTCTTGGGCTATCGAGGGTTCGCAGATAACCTTGGCATAAGAGTTGTCGAAGTGTTCGACAACAACATCAGCCATTTAGGTCTTGCCACTCAAAGCCAAACAACCAGAGCATCATCGCACGACGCAACCAGTTAGGCTTTTCTGTTAGGAAGATGCAGTAATAGCATGAGTTACGCAGGCAGTACTTACCGGCATAGTGCGAGTAGATGTTGGATGGTTCGATGTTGGCAGATAAACTGCCACCAATCCAAGTTCCCTCTGGAATTATATATGTGCCGCTTTGCTGTTCGTTAGTGTTGCCCATTAATGAAACGCTCCCAATCCATGAATGCTTTAAGCTGATATGTGCGAGAGTTGAGTTCTTTCATCACGTTGATACAAAAGCTAGCGGCTTCCTCGTGGTAAGCTTTCTTCTTCTGTAGCATCGCCAGATCGTCGTCACCATCTATGTATACGCTGATGTCAGACTTAAGAACGAACTGGAAAGGTTCCCAGTTGTACTTCTTCAGTTCTTCGTTAGAAAGCTTTCCGGTATAGTATGCCCACTTAACCTTGCGCATCTTGGCATATTCAAGTGCAGCCTTCTTAGCCGCTAGGTTATGCAGCGAAAGAAACTTGTTATACTTGTTATGCAGAATAGGAGTGCGCAGGATTTCTTTTCCCGGCTCAGTGGAATCAATAGATGAGTCCTTGGTCCAAGACTCGATAAGACTTTCAAGAGAAGGTGCAATTAGTTTGCTCATAGTGTAAAGTCAGTAGTTAAACACCCACATAGTATAACAGAAAATGCTTATAAAATCAAAGTCTTTCGATATTGTAGTACGAGAACCTAAAGGTTACGTCTGATGTGATAATGTTTTCTGCGCTGTCGGACGAGTTGAAAACCAACCCACCAAGTGAAATTGGGAACAGGTCTTTAAACTGTACGCGAATGTTTGGGTTATTTTTGTTAGTGTAAATGGTCATTGAGGCATCGGAATATTGAGGAGGTAATCTATTGATGCTTCTTGATTGTGCAACGCTGGATAGGTTTTTAAGGTTAACGTATTCTTCAAAGTCATATGGAAAGGTCATAGCGCGAATCCAATCATGGATTTCTTGCCAGCCCACTAGGTCTTCGTCTACTAGAAATGTAATATTAAGTGTATCGTACAGTAGCTTTTCGCCGGGAACGTACAGGTCGATAAATGGAGTGTTGCGCGGGACTTCGGTTAGTGATAATCCTGGTAGTGACGCTGATTGACAGAAGTATGTCGTTGCTGGAATTCGAGCAAAGTTTAGCTTAAACTTCGTTGATTGCAGTATGTCTTTATTTGTAGGATTTCGAGTAATGGCGCTCATTCCGACACCTCAATGACCACTAGTATTTAGCGCGCAATAAAAAGGGGGCTGGTTGCCCAGCCCCCAAGGGTTCCCGGAAGGGATATTATTATTATAATTTACCGACTATTAACCAACTAGGTTGGTGACGCGGAAGCGACGATAGTAGGTGTTGGTTCCATTGGTCAGCGCACCAGCAAGTGCACCGCCGTTTGCACCCTGCGACGAATCAGCGAATGGGTTAGCAACTAGACCGTAACGGGTCTTGAAGCCAATCTTAGGCTGGAACGTGTCTGGGTTAATGGCGCGAACCATCTGCAGAGGAACGTATGGGCAGTAGAACAAGCCGGCATCGTAAGGGGTTGCACCCTTGTAGCCAACAACGACGTAATCCTGACCCGTTACCGAGTATGGATCAACGTAGACCTTGATGCGACCGAACAGGGTACCAGCGAAGGTATTGCCAGTGTCGTCAACAGCTAGGTTGGTGTTGTTTGACAGAGCCGAGTTGTAATCTAGCAGACCGGTCATCGACAGTGCCGAAGCAACGTCGGTCGAAACGATCAGCATGTTACCCTTGCCACGGCGGGTGTCCTTAGCAATCTTGTTGCTTGCGCGCTCGATTGCGAACAGAAGACCCTTGAACTTCTCAACAGCCCAACGACCCGAGGTGTCCGAGGTCGAGTTCAGGTTGAAGGTGTTTGTGGTCAGACCGGTGTAACCGACGTTAGCAACAGCGTAGATTGTACGAACAACTTCGCGGTTGATTTCAGCCAGAATTTCTGTCGAAAGAATGTTCGACAGCTCAGCCTCTGCGTCCAGACCGTGAATTGCCTTCAGGTCCTGTGCTAGCTCGAGGGTGTACTCAGCCTTCAGTGCACGCGACTTAGCAACAACCGAGACGCGCTCGATCGAGAAGCCCATTGACTGTAGGGTTGTTGCACCACCGAAATCTTCAGCAGTTGCAGTCGAGACACCAGTACCGGTGTTGGCAGTACCGAACTGCTGGGCAGCAGCGTCAGTCTTGTCGAAACCAGTGTTGTTGTCGTGGGTTGCCTGAGTAGGACCACCCGAGAAGTCGGTGTCGGCTTCGTTGTACAGAGCCTCAACCGAAGTCAGGTTGCCGTTTGCAGTGTTTGCGTACTTGGCGCGCATTGCGAAAATCAGTCCGGTAGGACCAGTCATTGGCTGAACGCCGCAGACGTCATATGCCATTAGGTTTGGCAGAGCGCGACGAACCAGTCCGATTAGGATTGGGTCGAAGCCCTTGATGTTGCCTTCGCCGCTGATTGGCGACATGCCCGAACCGACTGCATTTGGCACAGCCTCGAACATGTTACCGTAAGCCGAAGCTTCTTCTCTTAGGGCTCTTTCCTGATTCTCCAGAACGAGTGCAGTTACAGCGCGCTTGTAGTTGTCGCTGATCTTTGGGAGTTCTGGGTGGTCAAGTACAGGTGCCCACTTGTTTGCGTGAGTTTCTGATAGATACATTTTTGGTTAATCTCCGTTTTTAAATGTATTCCAATTATCTTGGAAGTTGTTTGGTAATTGCCTTAACATAGTGAGACATGGTATCATTCACTACTGGCTGCTCAGATGTCTCAACTACGGTCTGAGGAGCCTGTCCCTTCGAGGTCTTCGATGGGAAGTAGCTCTCGCGAATCACTGCGAGCTTCTCTGTATACTCACCCTCTGAGGTGAACTCCACACCCTCTGCGAGTGCTTTAATCTTCGACGACTGTACTTCGGTTAGACCTTCACAGACATTGCGAAGAATTTCTTTAGCCTTGGCTTCGTGTAGTGCCTTGACTGTATTCTCTAGGATAGCAGCCTGCTCAGCCAGCTTTTCTTCAGCTTCGGTTACAGCAGCAGCCATTCCCTCTAGGACGTCAGCCTTTTCTTCTGGGATATTGATGTAGTGCTCAGCGAAAAGGTTCTTCAGTCCGGAGATGAAATCCTCAGCCAGTTCACCGCGCAAGCCGGTTTCAACTGCTAGCTGATTCTCTTCCATCCAATTCTCTACGACATAGTTCAGGTACTCATCAACCTTAGCGGTCATTTCTGCCTCTAGGTCATTGTACGACTCAACTAGTGCCTGCTCATTCTCAGCAACGACTTCCTCAACAACTGCCTCAACGCGAGCGCGAACAGCTGCTTCGAAAATGGTGGTTGCCTTAGTGCGGAACTCTTCTGATAGCGACTCGCCGTTGAACAGCGCATCGACATCTTCCTTGCAAGAACTCATGTTCTTCTGGACCATGTCCTTGATTGCTGCCTTACGTGCCTCAGCAATTTCTTCTTCAGAAAGTTCTGCTTCCTCAGCGATTTCTTCTGACTCATCTTCAGCTGTGGCTTCAGCAACTAGATCAGCTAGTTCTTCTTCTGAAAGCGAGTTTAGATACTCATCGATTTCTTCTTCGGTGAGCTCAACTTCCTCTTCCTCAGCGATGACTTCTTCAGCATCAGCTTCGGTTTCTTCCATAGCCTGAACCTTGGCTGACTTTGCGTCGCCTTGAGTCGTTGGTTCAGCTGCCTTCTTTACAGGGGCTGCTGCCTTTGCGCCAAGATTCTCTAGGTCAGATTCAGTTGGGGTCTCGCCGCCAACTTCCTGTGCTTCTGCACCTTTCTGCATAGGATCTTTGCCTGCGCCATTTACTGATACATTCAGAATGTCAGCAGCAGATTCTAGTAATGACTTGCTCATTTTAAACTCCTATAAACGGTAATCTTATTTATACAAATTATGATTTTGAAATTTTATTCAAAAAGTTCTCGAAGATCTTCAGTGAGATGTCTTCGAGTTGCTTGGCTTTTGCCTTCTTGATATCATCGTAGTATTCAACAATGTTCATCTCTTTAACTACGCCATTGTCCCATACCCACTCTTTGCCTTCCATAATGCCTTGTACAAAGGCACCGGGAGCCGAAGGATCAGCCACGATATCTGCCGCTGTAGCTAGATAATAGTCATCTTGCACAACGTTCACTCCGTTTACTTCTTTGAGCGAACCCATGCCTCTTGATGAAACACCTAGCGAAGCACCGCCTTCCATTAAGGACTTGGCGATTTTGCCCATAGGAGTTTCAAGAATCTTTGCTTTGCCAACCCAAACAGAACCTTCCTGCTTGAGGCTGGTGATTAGGTGAGAAACACGATCCAGATTAATCGAAGGATTCTCTGGGTGACCTAGCTCACCGAAAGCACGATTGTTCTTAATGTATTCTTCGTTGTAACGCTTGACTTCTCTTGCGAGAGTTTCAGTGCGGTACATACGCTTGTTCTTGTTTTGCGTTTCCGCAACTAGGAACGGACCCTGAATATACAGGGACTTGACTCCGTTCTTTTCTTCAGTGATGTATTTTACTTCTTCTACTGTCTCTGAGATTAACTTCATCTTTACAATCCTAGTGATGCTCTTTTACGAAGCGATCTTTTACGTTTAATTAGGGCGCGTGCCATCTTTGCTTTACGCTTGATCTTGGCTTTTCTCGCGCCCATTTTTCTCTTCAGCTTTTCGCTGGAGGACATTCTAGTAAGTTTACCGCCGCGCAAAGTGTAACCCTTGACGTTAGAAACCTTTTTGCGGCGCTGAATCTTGCCACCACGCACTCTCGCCTTTACAATCTTGACTCTTGCTTCGTCAAGGTTTGATGCTAGGTGCATTTTCAGGAAGTCTAGCTTCTCTGAAAGAATAGCGTTTAATGCTAACTTAATGTCATTCATTATTTAGACTCTAGTATGGGTTAACGCTATTGATGGTGGTGTAGTCTGTTTTCTTGTTTTTATCTTCGTATGGAATGGTAAAGACAAGCTTGTATTGATCGTTTGTGTATAATGCAACTCTGCGACCGTCTGGGAACAATCTATACCCACGACGGCGCAGTACAAGCATAGGGGGAGGATTCATCTCATCCCCCTTGATTGATTCTCTTAGTTGCTTAAACTTCATCTTTCTTAGCAGCAGTTAGTGCCTTGTTACGAACAGAAGCACTGACGTTGTTTAGACCACCAGCTTGGCTCAGATATCCTAGGAGATCTGCGCTCTGGGTTGTGTTTAGTTTACGACCAGCTAGGTGGCTCTTGATCGCCGAAAGAACCTTCGACTTATCGCCAGAAGCAACACCCATCTTAGTTAGGTTGGTTCTGTGCATGGCTAGCTGCTGAGAAGCCTCATTCTCCGATACGGTTTCGGCTCTTTCATCAACTGGGATTTTCTTTGCTTTAGGATCTGATTCTGTCTTCGAACCCTTCTTTTTCCAGCTGTATGGTCCGTCGCGCTCATAACCCTTGTCTTCCATTTCTTTGGAATTTTTAGCAGCTTTCTGCCAATCAAATCCACGACGCATTGCCTCATCGACCGGCTCAACATCTTCAGCAAAAGCTCTCTTATTGTTTTTCTTGTTATTTGCAACCGCGCTCTTAACCGTATGATTAAAATCGTCAGCGTCATCGTTGCCAGAAATGCCACTGTCGTGATCGCTGAAATTTACCATGTTGCTTCTGGAATTGTAACTGGCTTCAATCTTATGACCAGACTTTTCATGGTGAAGCAGCACATCGTTACCCTTATTGGTAAGCGTTGCCTTATATCCGTTCTTTACCGCATGATTGATTGCACGCTGTAGTGATGGGTGAGCTTCTGCTTTGGAAGCAGCTGCAGGCTTTGCAGACATTCCCTTGATAGCTTCATCAACCTGCTCTGCTTTCTCACCAAAAAGATTCGAAGCAATCTCAGCCTTGCGAGCCTCAAGCGCCTCGGCAACTTTTTGGGAAATAGCCGCAGCAAAAATATCAGCAGCCTCTTCTTCTTGTAGTACAATAGACTCTACTAGATTTTCCATTTATTTTTCTCCACCCGATGGTGCTTGGTTAGGTGTATTTATTGCTGGTGTTCCAGATTGCTGCATGATTTGCTGAGCGACTTGATTCTGTGCGATACGCAACATCATCTCCTGCTCTTCTTCGATCTCTGCCTGCATCTCTTCGATTTCTTCTTCGGTCAAGTGAAGAACATTCTTGCGCACCCAGTTCATGGAGTAGTATTGACCGATATAAGGAGCAACTTGGTTGAGCAGCTGAACGCGAGAAGTCATTAGCTCTGCGTCCTTTAGCTCTGCAAAGTTGTTATCTTCAAGGAAGTCATAGTGAATGAATTCTTTGATCTCGTCCCATTCTTCAGCCGAAGCAATACCCTTGAGTGCCAGCTGACGCTTCATTAGCTCATCAAAGATAGTGCTGAACTTGTTACGCAGACGCTCGACAAACTTACTGAACTTCAGTTCGTCTCTTGTAATCTCAGTAGTGCGTCCAAGGCTGAATCCCTGTTGGGACTCGAGTCTTGAAATAGGTACGTTGAGTGACTTATAAAGCTTCTGCTCGAAATACTTGACGTCAGTTAGCTCACCAAGATTCTGACCCGCAGGTAGCGTGGTGATCTCCGTAGACTTACCTTCGCCGCGACGAGGGATCCAGAAGTCTTCAATCATCGACATAAAGCGACGATCATCACGCACTTCACCAGTGCTCGCGTCGTATACAATCTTGTTACGGAACTTGGTCATAATATCGCGCAGGTACTGATCAGCCTTCATCTTAGGCAGATTACCTACGTCAATATAGAACACACGACGCTCTGGCGCACGAGACAAACGATAAACAACAATTGCGTCTTCAATCATACGCAGCTGGTTAATAGGTTTGATTGCCTTGTGTAGATATGACAATACCATGTTTCTGGAAACGTCCATCAGTCCAGAGTTGATATTGACTACAGCGTCGGTTGAAATCTTTAGCGCATTATCCACTGGGCTGGACATAACCATATTGCCCTGAGATAGTGCCTTATCGTTGTAAACGTAGAACTCTTGCTGTCCCTTTACAACTTCGACTCCAGTACGTGGGTCTTTTTCTCTAACGACCGAACGAACCTTACGAGTCTTTCTTGGATCTAGGTATACAAGACCCTTGATGCCAAGCTTTGGATTCTTTTCGTCAACCTGTACCTGATAAAAGATACGACCGTCGACATACCAGCGACGGAAGATATCCGCGCCAGAGTTGGAAAAATCTAGTAGACGCAAAACTGCATCAAACTCATTACGGATCATATTCTTGATATTATCCGGCTGAGGCAGATCGTCTAGGATGATTGAAACAGTCTTACCCTGTTCATCATGAACGATAGCTTCATTCACAATCTCATCGACAGCTTGTTCGACTTCTGGCTGCATTGCCATGGTACGATAACGAGAAATGAGCTCATTCTCGTTCTTGAAAGCCGACTCAAGATTTAAGTATGTGCCATAGTAACCACCTAAACTAGACGAACTGATGGTCAATGCGCCATCGTCCGTTTGTGGTGGTGCTATAGCTGGCTGTTGTTGTTCTAGTTCTTTTTTACGAACTAGTTCCCAGCCAAAAAGATTAATTCCTGCCATATATTAGCTCCATATCAAAAGGAGGGGAGAAAATCTCCCCTCCACATATCACTTATACTTAGGCGGGTCTCGATACGGCAGTATCAAGTGTCGTCCAGTACTGGTACGACAGGGTCACTGTGTACTCTTCAATTGTATCGTTCGAACCCCAATCAAGGTCGATTGCCGAGATGTCCGATGGGAACATGCCGACAAGTCTGTACGACTTGAGAGGCGATCCACCAGTCTTTCCGTACTGGTAGATACGAGCGTCTACTGCATAGGACGCGCCCGGAGCAGTAGTGCTTAGTGCCGCACGATCACGCAGGTTCGCGACGTTCTCATTGATACCACGATGCCATCTCTCGAAAGCATTGCGGATCGCGAAGTCCTCGTCATTGATGATCGTTACCGACCACTCAGCAAAGGTTCTGTTTCCAGCAACCTTAATCTGGCGACCGAAGTAAGGAACTTCAACAACGCCCATTGTCGATCCTGGAAGCTGGGCAGTCTTGCACATAAAGCGAGACTGCGAGCCAGCTAGCGATCCAAGCTCAACGTAGTTAGGGAAATTGAGAACGACCTCGAACAGATTAGGACGAGCGCCGTCATATCGCAGGGCTGTTCTAAATTGGTCTACGTTAAATGCCATTTGAATACTCCTATGAACTTATTCTATTTATTAGAACTTGCCTACAATTTCTTCGAACGACACACCGGTGCGGACAGCAACGAAGTTCAACTGGATAAAGTTGATGCTCTTAGCTGGCTTAACATAGATGTCGCCTACGAACTCATTGCGGTCAACGATTTCTGGGGTGTTGTTGGTTTCGTCGCAAACAACACGATAATCATAAATGCCACGACGACCTTGGACAGTTCTCAAGAATGGCTCAACGAGGTTAACGAACTGAGCTCTGGTGAACTCATCGTTGAACTCGAATAGGCTTGAACGAGCAGCACGTGCGATCGACTTCTCTAGAACAATGAACAGACGACGAACATTGATTCTGTCGAAGGCTGACGGACGACCTAGTAGGGTCTTGTCGCCGAACAACAGAGTGCCGTCGCCGGGGAAGCTTACAACTGGGTTCACGTCGTTCTTGTACAGTTCGTCGCGATTTGCCTTAGATGGGTTGTAAGGTAGCTTGATGACATTCTTAATCTGACCACGGATCAGACCAGCTGGCGAGAACCATGGGTCGCGATCAGTGTCAGTGCGGGCGCACAGACCAGCAATGTCACCGTTCAGAGGCACCCAGCGATAAACGTCGTTGTACTTGTCGTACTGGTACTTCCAGCCGCTGTCCATTACAGCATACGACGACGAAACATTCGCCAGAGCATTCTTACGGTAGTTGATGATTGCAGTGGTTGCATCGGTCGACTGAACGTTTGCCAACGAAGGCGAAACAAACGCGACGCAATCCTTACGAGCACCAGCAAGGTTGTTAACAATGTCTAAAGTTACAGTTTCGTTGTGACCAGCAGCCATAACTAGCTGAACGTCAACGTTCTCGCTGTTCTTCAGCAGGTCATACGCACGGATAATGTCACCACTATTCACAGCAGCGTCTGCACCGTTACGGAACGAGAAGTCCGTATTGGCAGTAGCCGAACCTAGCTGCGAGAAGGTGTGCGAAGCATTAGCAGCAACGCCCCAGTTGGTGGTTACGCCGGCAACGTCTTCTGGGTGACCAGTCCAATAGATGTACTTCGAATTGCGGAACAGAACGTCCTTATAATAGATGCTCTGACCGGTCTCGTCCTTGGCATTGGTTGCCTTGGACAGATTCGAGTAAACTTCTAGAACCGTGTTTGCAGTACCAGTGATTGCGCCATCCTCGTCGATAACGACAATGTGCAACTCATCGTTTGCATTTGGTCTGAAGTTGGTAGCAACGAAGTTCGAAGTTCCGGGTGCCTTGTCGAAATAGGCACTGTATGCCCAGTTCGTGAATGGGGCAGTGGTATTTGCCCAGACAGAAACAGCCAGACTGTTACCTAGATCGCCAGGATATCTTGCACCGAAAGCAGTGTTTGCCTTACCGGTAGGGAAGTTGATCTGGTAATCGTCTTCGTTCTTGATCTGCTGTGGGCTCATCGAAGCCTGCAGCTGCGACTTCAGGTTAGCGAACGCAGTGTAGGTTGCCGAGTTAGCAGCACGAACAACGCGAAGATCGTTGCCATAAGCCAAGAAGTTAGCAGCAGTGAAGAACGTGCTCGCTGCGCCATTGTTTGGCTTGCCATAAACCGAAACCAGCTGGGTTTCGTTTGAGATTTGACGGATTTGCTCAACCGGACCCCAAACAAACTCTCCAGCAACAGCGCCCGTTGAAGTGCTGATGGCTGGGATAACTGTTGTCAGGTCAATTTCCGAAGTGTTCACTCCTGGTGATACTTGAAATGCCATTTGTATACTCCCCTATAATAAGGAATTGAAAAATACTATTCTATTTAGGTTTTACTAATTTCTAACGACATCCCAAACTGCACCATCTTCAATCAACCTTTCATCATCAAAGTCTGCACCAGAAAGTGGCGGTGGTAACATATCATCCTCTATCTGAGACATCTGATCGCGATACAACTTTTCTTTAATGTTCACGTTACAGAGGTCTGCGAAAAACGGTTGGTTCGTCATCCACGAGAACAAAACCAAACACATAACCAAGTCGTCGTGGGAACCGTCATCTGCTTCATAACTGTTACGCTTATTTATAAAAGTGGAGAGTTCAGTGATAATATTGTAGTCTTCCACTAATAATTTCTTCGATTCAATCAGATTCTTTAGCAGACTGCAACCCAACCTCTTGACAGACTTCGTGGTGCGAATGCCTCGGTCGCCTCGCTTATTTCCAGTCGCCCAAGTCAATACCACACCCTTTCTTGCGTCGGCAGTCGTGGAGAGAATATTCTCGTACTCGAAGTCGTCGAACAGACTATCGACCACCTGTTGCCCGTTATCGTTAATTTCGACGAGCACGTGGGCTTCGTTATAATACTTGCCCATCTTGTGGATGATAGACGGATATACGATAGGGGAGATGTCGTTATCTTTATAGGTGCAAACTGTACGGTATGGTAGGCTGGTGACGTCAATAACTACGAACGCTGAATAGTCCAGACCCTTGCCTCTAGAGGTGTCACAAACTACAACATAGTTGTGTTTCTCTATAGGTTCTTCGTGAACTGATAAACCAACAATACCACTCTTGATCGTGGCGTTGCGGAAGGTTAGCGTCTTTAGGATAGCTCCAGAGATTAGAGTGCCAACGGATCCGTGGAACTCACACTCCATTTCTTGGAAGTATTTTTCCTCACCCAGAACCTTTCGCTGCTCAAGTGCCCATTCTTCGGTTCTACCGGGAACCTGTCGCCAGTTAGCCTCAATAGTCTCGAAGCCATTCCTACCCTCCGTGGCTTCAGTCCACATTCTGTAGTAGTGGTTCATGCCGTTCGGCGTGGAAGAAATTAGAATCTTCGAACTAGTACCAGAAGAAATCGTTGGGTAGACCGAAGTAAAGAACTCATCGGCGATATTGCTTGGAACGAATGCAAACTCGTCAAGGTACAGAAGCGAGATAGAGAAACCACGGATGGCGCTAGAAGCAGTAGAAGTCGCCATGACTCTGCAGTTATTTTCTAGCTCAATATCACCTTTGTTCCATGTGCGCACACCTTGCTGTAACCATAGAGGTAGAGCCTCATATGCGGTTTTGATTCTGGATAGAATTTCACGTGCCGTTGCAGCCTTGTTGGCTAGAATCGCCACGGTCTTGTCTTGATTGAAAAGAATGTACCAAAGGATATACCCAACAACCATGGTGGTCTTTCCGACCTGACGACCAGCCTTTACAATGACGCGCCGGTTGCCATTGATCTTTTCAATAGCTTCTTTCTGGAAAGGATACAGGTGGATATTGACGAAACCCTTATCCAGCGTGATGATCTTGACGTAGTGCTGAATGAAATGGACTGGGTCTTGGGCACACTTAACAAACTCAGTTACTTGGTTTTCATTAAGTTTTTGGGCAACCCCGATACGTTTTAGGTGAGGATTCCCCAAATAATTCTTTATCTTTTCAATTATTTCCATTCTGTATTTTCTTTAGCAAGTCAGCAGTAGATCCTACGAACACTGCCTTTTCAACGTTGACGCTAGTCGGAGCAATAGTAGAATCCTTGCCGCCTTCTAGTTCTTTTCTTTGTTTCTGTAGCTGCATTAGCTTATCAGTCATATCCGCTAGATTCTTCATCATAGTAGCGGCGACTTCATAGGCTCTAGGGTGCTGGGATTCTTTGGCGACTTCTAGAATACCGTCTAGTGCCAAGCTGCCCTTTTCTAGCAGTTCCTGATAATTCTTTCTAGAGTAGTCGAAGTCTTCCTGAACTTCCGAACCAGAGGGGACCTGTGTCGCCGCGGGCAGCTGCTTTGGTTGTTCGTCGTGCGGGATGAACTCAGTTTCTAGAATAGATGTAAGGTTTTTATCTACTTCGTTCATACAAACTCAGTGATGTTAGTGGTGAAGCCAAAGTCGTCATCAGAGTTAGCTGAAAGAGGATTTGGTTGCACGGTGATATTGACCATTTGCGAAGCTGGCGAAACCAAGTCGTTGTATACGTTGGCAGTAACCTTGCGAATAGGCTTAACGTCAGCAATCTGACCGAACAGATAGGCTTTCATTGTGAAGTTCAATGTCCAAACAATAGAGCGAGTGGCTTCAGGATCACCTTCGTGAGAATCATCATAGGTGATTCCGTTGAACACGATAGGCACATCCAGCTTAAAGTTATTCAGCGAAAGGAAGTCGATAGTTACGGTGTAGTCTGGATTAAAATACGGTAGGATCTGCTCTACAATCTGCATGCCGTCTTCTGTGTTTCTGACGAAAGCGTACAGGTTGAAGTCGAAGTTATATGGAGTCATACGAATTCGCTTCAGGCGATCGGCTGTTGGGCTTTGCTCAAACACGTCATTAAACAAAGAAGTCTTGCGCAACGGATCATAGGTGATGCCGTTCATCTCAAACGCCATTCTCGGCAGAGTCAACTGCATCGGATTAACCAGATCTGGATCCTTCGAGATCTTCATATAGAACTTTTCCTTCGACGCGTACATCAAAGGAACATTAATACGTTCGACTTCTTGCGAATTAGCCTGATTGTAACGAACAAGCGTCATGTTATTGAACATTGTTCCGAAAGCAACCACCAGCTTACGGACCACTCTATGATAATAGTGCTGACCGGATAGCATTATGGCTCACCGAAAGGATTGCTTTCACTAAAGTCGAGGATATCGTCGGCTTCCTGTTGGATGATAACGTTATCACCAACCTCACCGTTCGGAATAGTGGCATCGTACATTTCATCGTATGAAACCAGATTAAACTGAGCAGTAGAATCACTGCCCTTGATCGCAGTGTTGACTGCAAAACTGCCCTTGATATTTCTCAGGCGCAATACATTATTTGGACGATCGTGGTTGACAACAATACCCTTTGCTGTCGAGGCTCCTAGGTTAGCGCCCTGATATGCAACCTCGCCACGAATAAACGATAGCGAGGAGTTGCTTGACTGTAACTGATAGTTAATCGACACAGCCGATTCGTCTCCAATATAGTCGATATCATCGATGCCAGTATTAATAAACTCGCCGTTATACTTGAACGTTTCCATCGAAAGCACATACATGTATGGCTGGAACTTTCCTAGCTGGAAGAAGTTTCTATCGCGCTCTACGAAACGAATTTCCATCAGCTTTCTTTGCGTTGGCAAATAAACTAGGTCACCTTCTTTTGGTAGAGTGCGGACTGCGCTGGGGACAAATCGCTCGAAGGTTCTTCTGGCAATCGCGACACGAGCAGTCTTCTCAATTTGCAGACCAAATTTTGAGAAGAATTCCTGCTGACCGCCGAAGTCGTTAAAAGTTTCGAGGTACATGTCAACCTTATAGGCTGAGTCATAATACTTGACAGGATCATCGCCAAACAGCGTATCGAGTACGCTTTGGGAAGTTCTCGGCATATAGTAGATATCAATTCCGTGGTTACGGATCGATTCGATGACCATATCTTCCAGAAGAATCTGCTCTCTGGAAGCGCCTTGGTTATTAAAATATACCGAGGTTGCCATCTAGTTAGCCTACTTCGAAGGTTGGTGGTTCTTCGTAGATATCGCGGATCTGTTCCTCAAGACGAATAATATCAGCGACAGCTTCATCATAGATCTGCTGACCGTTGATAATCATACCGCCGGGGAGCGAGTAATTACCATACTTCTTGAGGTTCTCGCCCCATTGCTTCTTGATAAGCTGGGTACTGTATTCTTTGAGCCAGTTATCGTTATACACCTTTGTGTAGGTGTTTGGATCGAGAACAGCCGAGCACTCGATAATGATATAATTACCGATCTTGACTTCTTCGTTCGCCCAGTTCATATCAACGTACAGGCGGTTCATCTTCTTGTTGAAGCGAACTGGGTTCTCTCCAATCAGAATCATCTCCAGCATACGGATATGGCTTCTGGCGATCCAGTAGTAAGTGTACGAGGACGAGGTGAACTCATACAACTCGTTTAGGCGAAGCTGATAGTTTAGGTCGAAGATATTGAAGTTCGATCCAGAGCCGGAGTTAACTGTGTCGCTGGAGATCGGGAACACACGGTTAACGCCAACAATAGCGTCTGGCAGAGTCAGGTACTTGTTATTGTAGTCCTGCTGGGTAAGCTGGTATCTCAGATACTCTTTCGAGGTTCCATCAAAATGGAACAGCGCATACTTCTGCAGCGCATCATCGATTCTATCGTCGACCTGATCTTCGTCAACGTTAATGTCGACGACTGGGAATCCCAGACGACGAAGGCAGTAATCTTTGAGTTCTTGTTTTGACGCAGGTTGTGCCATTTGTTAGTGCTCGAAGCCCAATTTACTCTATTTAGGTTTAGAATGAAGCAGCGCCAGCAGAAAGAGAATATCTTCTAAACGGACCAACCACGCCGCTTCTGGTAATAACTAGGGTACCCTCAAAGGTGTTAACTTGGCTGACACCACCGCCTCCACTTGCTTCTGCGCTCAAAGTCCAAAATCTAGTGCTAGATAAAGATAATGAAGTTCCAGTACCAGAGCTAGAGGATAAAGAACCAGAGTGCACTGTCATTTGACACTCATAATCACTAGCCGATCCGACAGTCAACCAAGTAAAAGATTGACTTGCACTACTGGGGCTGTTATTAATATAAGTGTAATTATAAGAACCGGTTCCGTTAGAATTTAACTGGATAGAGATACTCGCGAAAGAGTACCCTGCTACTGCAGAAGCATCTTCTACTTCAAGAATGGCAGTATTGCTTGACGTGAATTCAACAAGAGGTAATTGCAGACCGAATCTGAGGTCTGCCATAGGAATTGTTGTACCAGAACCTGTTTTGTTTGCTAGGTTCCTGAATCTAGTATCATTCAAAGAAGTTTGTGCTGTTGAGGAATACCCAACAGCACTGTTTACTTCGCTGATTGATACTTGAGATATACGACCATCCCAAGACATTTGTAGATTTTATCCTTGCTGGGGCTGACCCAACTGAGACTGTGCCTGAGCAACAACCTTCTTAATCACTGGATCGGCGATTCTGTGAGGAAGTTCCTGAAGCGCCGCAAGCACAACATTCAACTCAGCGATACTCAAATCAATCTTAGCAGTCTGCTCTACCGGCTGCGAGATAGCATCCAACTGTTCATTCGACATAATAGTCTCCTATAGTAATTACAACGGTTATATTTATATCAGTGCAAACGGGCTTTTAGCTCGTTTATTTGATTCTGCTGTTCCTTGATAGCTTCAATCAATAAAGGAACTAGTCTGGAATAATCTAGAGTATAGTATTTATCGTCAATAGGAGCAGGCTTTACGATCTCAGGAAGCACTTCCAGAACATCCTGAGCAGAAACACCAACCTCTGGAGTCTCTGTATTGTAACCTAGCTTCCCTGCCTCTTCATTACCTGTATAATAGAAACCCTTAAGCGACATCAATTTTTCTAATGGGTTTTCAATAGCACCCAAATACTTTTTGAGGCGCATATCAGAATAGTACGCAGTGATGTTATTGGTGGCGCGTATTTCTCCAGCAGTTCCTGACGCAGCCGTATTGACTCCAAGAGAACTCATCTGCACATTACTGCTAGTGGCAACAGAACCCGCTGTGTCAGCATATCCTGCATGAATCTTCGACCAGCTTCCCCACCCAGAAGTAGCACCACCACCCTCTTTAAATCTTACAGACAGATATGGCGCACCACCAACTGGAGTTCTTGGAATAGCCATTTGCATAGCATAAGCATTACCCCCTGCCCAATCATAGTCCGCTCCGATTGAATACATGCACTGGTAATACTGTCCTGCACTAGGAATTCCCGGTCCGTTAGTGCTACCTTGTACATATGTGCCGCCCCATTGCTGCACTGAATTAAAATCAGTATATGTACCGTGATTTTCTAGCTGTCCAAAGTTGGCTATGCTAGACGAGGCAGCTTTTCTAGTGGTGGATGCAGTTCCACCATTAGCAACACTCAATGCTGTTGTTAATGTTAAAGAAGAAGCTGCGATCGCTGTAGCATTAAGAGTTGTTGAAGTGATAGAAACTCCAGTATCGCCAAACAAGTAGCTGCTTCCGTCGAAAAATAGATACTTTGATCCACCAGTACCAAAATAATATGCGCCTGCCGTAGAAGTTCTGGCTGCAGTTATGTCAGTAGCGTTAGCATAAATTCCCTGTGTAACACCAACGCCTCCAGTGACAGTTATACCGTTTTGCGTAACAGTAAATCTTTCTAATAGCGTTCCAGATCCGTTCGTAACTCTTAGATACAGTGTGGCTCCAGCAGTTCTAAAGGCATCGATGTATGTTGCTCCTCCGTTTGTGGCTTGAACGGAAAGCAGAGTTCCACTGTCAGGGCTGGTGCTTCGTATGACGCTTCGAACATCGAGATTTGTTGATGGCGACAGTCCAATACCAACATTGCCGCTGCTATCTATTCTGACTCTCTCAGAAACTCCAGATCCAGAGCTATTTGTGCGGAACACTAACGCACTTCCAGTAGATCGGAAAGAGTCAATATAAGATGTTCCGCCGTTCAAGGCAGTCGCATCTAGAACTGTTCCGGAATCGGGACTAGTCGATCTGATCACGCCAAGCACATCAAGTTTTGCTGCTGGCGAGATACCTACACCCATATTACCACTTGTATCAACACGAATTCTTTCAGTATTGTTGGTTAGTAGAACGTAAGGATGGTTGCTTTGCGTTCCGGCATAACCAATTCCATTGGCAGCATATACTCCAAACTGCGTAACTGTGCCATCAGTTCCAGTAACTTGTGGATAACCACCAGTGCCTGTAGTAACCAAAATACCATTAACTGTACCGGAACTTGTAATCTGTAGTCTATACGAAGCAGATGGAGTGGATCCAATTCCCACATTACCATTAGAATCGATACGCATTCTTTCAAGATTATTCGTGCCGAGAATCAGGCTAGAGTTGTCGAAATTGATCAGATACATTCCACTGACATTGAATGGAGAAGTTGAGCTGGTTCCTCTCCAACCAACAAATCCTCTCTGTGTGCCAGTCCAGAAATTAATTCCTGAAGAATGAACTGCACTGGAGTTCTCTACACGAACCTCTCCCTCGCCTGAGTTGCCAGTCAAAACATGCAATCTTACAGAAGGGCTGACACCAACTCCAACATTACCGCCTGATGTTATCCTTATACGCTCAGAACCATTAGTAAACATTGTCATCGCATTATTAAGATTTTCGTACTCAACACGACCAACAGTTGCACTGTCGGTGTCGCCGAGAAGAAGTCCTGCTGTCGCGCTAGTACCAGAAATAACAGAAACAAAGTTGGATGAGGAATCGCTTACTTGCAATCTGTATGCTGGATTAGTAGTGCCGATGCCCAGTCTGCCAGTGCTAGTGATTCTTGCGCGCTCTGCCCAACCGGTTGAAACACTGTCAAAATTCCAGAAAGCTAGATTACTGGAAGCCGCTGAACTGGCGCTGAGAACAATACCAGTTTGAGAACCGCTATCATACCCAAGGTGTATACCTTTATTTGGCGTCGCATCGCTAAATCTAGTAATCAAATATGCTGTAGTGCTGCCGACTTGAACACCATTTTTAACAACATCCAATGGATATGAGGGTGATGCACCAATACCAAGATTGCCAGCAGTGTCGAGGCGCATGCGCTCAACTTCAGCTGCAGAAGTCCAAGTAGAGAATAATAATCCTGCGTCGCTATATGACCCACCATGCAGCAGTCTTATCGTTGGTCCAGCAGAAGTTGTATTCCAACCAAACCTAAGTCCTTGACCACCGCCACCAATAGATGGAGTTTGTGTGGTAGAAGCTAGGAACATATTTGTTCCACCAGAAGTTAGATTAACCTCTAGTTTTTGTGTGGGTGTGACTCCCACACCAAGGCTGCCTAGTATTGTTGCCGTATTACCATTGAAATAAAATCCAGTATTCGCATTGGGAACTGAATTGACTCCAGTAGCAGCTACACCGACGACGTAATAGTTTGTACCACCTAGAGTGGCGTCCGCGTTGATTGCTCTGGTAGTAGCAACAGAGAAAGAAATATTCGCGTTGCCAGTTTGTCCAGTCTGAACCGCAACCAGAATAGACTCTGTATTCGTAAAGTTGATTCCATTGGCTGTTACGGTGCTTCCAGTATTGGCTGAAACTGGAAAGAAGCTCTGGAAAGAGATATTCGCATTTCCAGTCAACCCAGATTGAACGTTTACCTGAACGCTTCTGGTGTTTATGAAGTTAATACCGTTGGATGTTATCGTGGATCCACTGTTAGCCGATGTAGGGAAAAAGCTTTCCAGCGAAATGTTTGCATTACCAGTTAAGCCAGATTGAACGTTAACCTGAACACTAGAAGTATTAACGAAGTTGATTCCGTTAGAAGTTACTGTAGATCCGCTATTAGCCGATGTGGGGAAGAAGCTGGAGAATCCTACATTAGCGTTTCCTGCAGGATCAGGAGACACATTCACAATCACACTAGGAGAATTTACGAAGTTTATAGAGTTTGTCTTAACTCCACTTCCTCCATTGGCACTAGCCACCATATAGCTTTCAAAAGCAATATTGGCATTGCCAGCAATACCAGAAGAAACAGTAACATTAACTGTATTTGTATTGGTGTAGTTGAAGCTGTTGGCAATAACTACAGTTCCACTGTTTACTGCAGTAGGAATAGTGATTCCGAACTGAACGTTAGCGTTGCCGTTAATACCAGTACCAACGTTGACGAAAACCGAGTTATTATTGACGAAATTAATACCGTTAGCAGTGACGATCAATTCGTTATTAGCAATAACTGGATACTGCAAAGCGAAGGATATATTCGCGTTGCCTGTGAGTCCCGGCTGGACGTTTGCCAGAATATACTGAGTATTAATGAAATTTAGAGAGTTGGCATTTACGGTAGATCCACTATTCGCAGAAGTGGCGAAGTGAATCAGTGCCTGATTGGGCGCGAAGGTTCCTGCTTTCCAAGAATAGCCATCAAAATACCACTGAGTGTTATCAGTAGTTTTGAATATAATACCGAGAGTGGGATTAGCTGGGAAGTCTGCCATGGGGTTCTTCTGTAGTTTAGGCTTACATATTTATCAAGCAAACAGCAACATAAAGAAGTTTCCAGCAGTGGCTGCACCACCTGTTGAAATAATCCAACCAGTATTGCTTCCTGAATCTACTGAATTATACGCATACCAAGTTGAACTCGGAGTTGCTGAGGAGTTGGCTATGTCTAGATAGTTAACTGAAATGGTACCGCCACCAGTTTTCTCTAGAGTATGTCCGGAAGCGCCAACTCCTTCTCGAATCACCAGATGAATAATACCACCAACGTCAACAACGTTATTTGTTACATCGACTGTAAGTTGCTGCGCCGCACCATTAGTAGCAGTTCTTGTATATAACCCTGCACCAGCAAATTGTCCTAGTGGCAATTCAAATTGTTCTGTCCATCCAGACGATCCAACGAATGCACTATTAGAGGCACCGTCTTGGAAGAATGCAGCTATGTGGATACCATTAGCAGTTGGGGTGACAGAAGGACCGATTACTTGGTACGGTACTGCGTAGTCTGATGGTGCCTCGGCACTTCCTGATCCTGCTAGAATACTAGATGTATTCACCCCGGAAAACTCTGCCAACATCAATCCTGTAAAAGTTACAGCAGCTGTAAATGTCGCAGTGACACTGTGCGCAGTTCCTCTTGTACCAGCAATATTTGTGAATGCTGCAAGAACGAAACGCGAACTGCTGATGATGTCTCCGAATTGTTGTGTGTATGAACCGCTTCTATTGTCGCTTACTGAGGACAACGTAGCCGAAGAAGCATCATCACCAACAGGAAATGCAACAATGACAGAACCTGCAGTAGTTGCGTTATCAAAGGTTGCGGTCACAGTAGAACCGCTAGCGTTAGTTGCAAACTTGGATTGCAAAAGTGTGACTTGAGAAGTTCCAGGCGCTGAGTTTATCTTAGCAAGATTTCCTGATGATCCACTAATTATGAAACTGTTGGTTTTTGTTAGAGAGCCGCTTTCGAATTGAATTGTGTGAGCTACAGTTTTATCGCTAGATATCTCATTAAAGGTATTATTCCCTGTAACAATAGTGACTGAACTTCCGGTAGGACCACCAATTCGTAAGTTGTAGTATGGCTCAGTTCCACCAGCGAATGTTCTTGTGTCTGAACTAGTATTCGACAAATAAATCGTGGATGTGTTTGGTGTTACCGTTAGGTTGGTTCCAACAACGTCCCAGCAATCGGAGTTTGATCTTACTTCCCAAGTACCAGAACCCATTGTGATAGATCTGGTATTGGTTGTGTTTGAGAAGAACGCGCCGGCACTCACGTTACGATTGTTGGCGTTGATGTTGCCATTTAAATGTGTAATCGTACCGAAGGCAGTGTTGAGCGTATTGCTAAGAGTAAACGTTCCGCTTCCCACAAACACCACATTTCCGAATGCAATATTTGCAGTGTCAATATTCACTGAAGAAGGAGACGTGAATCTAGTCACTCCTGTGGTCAGTGAATATGTCTGGTTTGTTCCAGAGAAAACTAGAGATCCATTGACGTTAAGAGTATTCGCGCCTTGGAACAGGTTCATTGTCTGATCTAGACCAGATACAGTTAGATTCTTGCAGTTAGCGCCTGCTAATATAGACACTGTGAATGCAGAGCCTGCATCTGACGCTGCATTAAAGATAACGTCGCAGAACTCGTCAGGAACAGCAGTGTTGGCAGTACCACCAGAAGTGGTCGACCACTTAGAAGTTGTAGTCGTGTCCCAGTTGCCAGAACCACCAATCCAGTATAGGCTATCGATAATAACATCATACCAAATCCAAACAACACCAGCCGCGCCCGATCCACCAGTACCACCAGTTTCGCGACCTCCACCTCCACCACCATAAAGACCGCCGTTACCAGCGCCGGGAGTTCCTGTGGCTGCGTTGTTGTCGCCATTACCACCACCACCGCCGCCAGCACCATAAGAAACGCTGCTAATAGTACCAAGGTCGCTGCCAGATCCACCAGCACCACCAACACCAGCAGTACCACCGCCGCCACCACCACCGGCACCAGTACCAGCACCGCCAGCAGTACCTGTACCTGTGCCAGTTGCGCCAGCGCCGCTGCCCGTTCCTAGAGGACCGTTACCACCTGCACCGCCAGTTGCTGTGGTTGTGCCAGAACCAGCAGTTGATGAACCACCGCCTGCACCACCACCGCCACCGCCGCCGTCGCCAGCACCAGTACCACCAGTACCACCGTCTTTGCCAGCACCACCGGGACCTGCTGCTCCACCACCGCCACCACCGGTGTCGCCAGTATTGTTACCGTTGCCACCAGAACCGCCTGCAAATTCTAGAGATGCATCTCCAACAGAGTTGGCTACTGTTCCACCAGCACCACCAGTCAGACCTGAACCGTTAAGACCACCGTCAGCAAGAACGCCATTAGTTGTAGCAGCTGGAGCAGTATTAGAAACCCAATTGACCCAAGTATCTGCGCCAGTAGCACCACCTCCACCCGCACCAATAGTCACATAAACTGTGGCTCCTGGAGTCAGTGAAACGTTGGGAACAGCAGAATATGCTCCACCTCCACCACCACCGGAACCTGATCCGTCGGCAACAGCTGCACCGTTTCCACCGGCACCAATACAAGCAATTCTGTTACTTGTATTGCTCCAGTCGGTAGGAACTGTCCAAGTTCCATTAGCGGTGATTGCTACGAATTTTCTATAGGTAGCCATATTATGTCATTAAGCTTCTTGCGATACTGCAATAGCATCCCATCTGTCGTCTGCAGCGTTATATATGCAACCAATGTATACGGTCTTATTGACTACAGTTGTGGTTGGGAGAGTTGCACCAACTGCTCTGAATGATTTGGACGTTCCAGTTGTCCAGTTTAGAGATCTTGCAGTTCCATTGTCCTTGAATCTGAAGATAATTCTGCGACCATTAGTTGGCGTTCCAGCATCAGCACTAATGGTCAGAGCAACTGCTTGGGCAGTTGCTGCATACATTTCAAAGTTGTCACTATTCCATGCTAGAGGAGATGCGATAGAGGTTGTGGAGCTAACTCGGAAAGTTGCAGGACCCTGAGATCCTTGGGCACCTTGTGCTCCGACAGAACCCTGCGCTCCTTGTGCTCCTTGTGCGCCCTGCGCTCCTTGAGCCCCCACAAAAGATTGTCCTTGTGCGCCAGCAGCACCTTGAGCACCTTGAGCGCCTTGAACACCTACTGCACCCTGTGCTCCTTGTGCGCCCTGCGCTCCTTGAGCACCTTGCACACCTACTGCACCTTGAGCACCTTGAGCGCCCTGAACACCTGCGGCACCTTGCGCACCCTGCGCGCCTTGAACACCTACTGCACCCTGTGCTCCCTGAGCGCCTTGGACTCCAGCAGCACCTTGCGCGCCTTGAACGCCCACAGCACCTTGTGCTCCCTGAGCACCTTGAACTCCATTAGCGCCTTGTGCTCCTTGAGCACCTTGTATACCAGCAGCACCCTGAGCGCCTTGGACTCCTACTGCTCCCTGAGCACCTTGGGCACCTTGAACTCCAGCAGCACCTTGTGCTCCTTGCGCACCTTGAACTCCACCAGCACCTTGTGCGCCTTGTGGACCAATTGCACCTTGCGCGCCTACTGAGCCTTGTACGCCAGCAGCACCTTGTGCTCCTTGAGCGCCTTGTACCCCAGCAGCACCTTGTGCTCCCTGTATCCCAGCAGCACCTTGTGCACCTTGAACTCCATTAGCGCCTTGTGCTCCCTGAGCACCTTGGACTCCAGCAGCACCTTGTGCTCCTTGCGCACCTTGAACTCCACCAGCACCTTGTGCGCCTTGTGCGCCTTGTGGACCGACTGAGCCTTGGGCACCTTGGAATCCAGCAGCACCTTGTGCACCTTGAACGCCTATGGCACCTTGAGCGCCTTGCACTCCATTAGCACCTTGTGCACCTTGAACGCCTATGGCACCCTGTGCACCTTGAACTCCATTAGCACCCTGAACACCGGCAGCACCTTGTGCTCCCTGCACACCAGCAGCACCCTGTGCACCTTGAACTCCGGCAGCACCTTGTGCGCCTTGTGGACCAATTGCACCTTGTACGCCCACCGCACCTTGAGCACCCTGAACTCCAGCAGCACCCTGTGCTCCTTGTGGACCGACTGAGCCTTGAACTCCAGAAGCACCTTGCGCACCTTGAGTGCCTACTGCACCCTGAACACCAGCAGCGCCCTGTGCGCCTTGTGGACCAACTGAGCCTTGAGCACCTTGAACTCCATTAGCACCCTGTGCACCTTGCGGACCAACTGCACCTTGAGCACCTTGAACTCCAGTAGCGCCTTGTGCGCCTTGAACACCAGCTGCGCCTTGAGCACCTTGTGCTCCCTGTACACCGATAGATCCTTGAGCGCCTTGCGGACCAACTGATCCTTGTGCTCCGACTGATCCTTGTGTTCCAACAGAACCCTGTGCACCTTGTACACCGGTAGCGCCTTGTGCGCCTTGTGCTCCTTGTGCACCTACTGCACCTTGAGCACCAACTGATCCCTGTGCGCCAGAAGCTCCAACAGAACCCTGTGCACCTTGTGGACCAACTGATCCCTGCGCTCCAGTTGTTCCAGTAGCACCCTGTGCACCCTGAACTCCGACAGCACCTTGCGCGCCCTGAACTCCATTAGCACCTTGGGCACCTTGCGCGCCAACTGATCCCTGTGCTCCAGTTGTTCCAGTAGCACCTTGTGCACCTTGCGGACCAACTGAGCCTTGAGCACCTACTGATCCCTGTGCGCCGGCAGAACCTTGAGCGCCTTGCACACCTGCGGCACCTTGGGCTCCTTGTGGACCCTGAGAACCAGTTGTTCCAGTGGAACCTTGTGCGCCTTGCGGACCAATTGCACCTTGTGCTCCGACAGAACCTTGTGCTCCGACAGATCCTTGAGCACCTTGTACACCAGAAGCGCCCTGTGCACCTTGAGTGCCCGTGGCTCCTGTAGCGCCTTGCGCTCCTTGTGGACCAACTGATCCTTGAGCACCCTGTGCTCCAGCAGATCCTTGAGTACCTACAGCACCCTGTGCGCCTTGGGTTCCAACTGTACCTTGCGCACCTACTGCACCTTGAGCGCCTTGCACTCCAGCAGCACCTTGAGCACCCTGTGCGCCTTGCGCTCCAACAGATCCTTGTGCACCAACAGAACCTTGAGCTCCAGCAGCACCTTGTGCTCCTTGAGTTCCGACTGATCCTTGTGCACCAACAGAACCTTGCGCACCGGTGACACCTTGTTCACCCTGTGCACCAACAGAACCTTGCGCACCTTGAGCTCCAACAGATCCCTGAACACCTTGAGCTCCGACAGAACCCTGTGCTCCAACAGAACCTTGTGCACCCTGAGCGCCGACAGCACCCTCACTGCCGGTAGCACCAACGGAACCTTGCGCTCCTGTTGCACCTTGAGGACCTTGTGTTCCTTGCACACCTTGCGCACCAACAGATCCTTGGGCACCTTCTGAACCTTGCGCGCCTTGAGCTCCTACAGATCCCTGTACACCTTGCGCTCCAGTTGAACCTTGCACACCTTGTGGACCAGCAGAACCTTGTGGACCAACTGCGCCTTGATCGCCTTGAATACCCTGAGCACCTTGTGCACCCTGAACTCCAGCAGAACCTTGCGCTCCTTGTGCTCCTGTCGTCCCCTGTGCGCCTTGAGTCCCAGCAGCACCCTGAGCACCCTGAGCACCCACTGATCCTTGAGCACCTTGTGCGCCCACAGAACCTTGGGCACCTTGAGTACCAGCAGCACCCTGAGCACCTTGTGCACCCGATGCACCCTGAGCGCCTTGCACACCTGCTGCACCTTGGGGACCTTGTGTTCCTTGAGAACCCTGTGCGCCCTGTGCTCCGATAGAACCTTGAACGCCTTGTGCACCAGTGACGCCTTGAATACCTTGTGAACCTTGTGCGCCGGTAATAGCGGAAAGATTAACAACCCAAGAACTATATGTTCCTGTTCCGGTCACTGCCGAAATACTTAATACCAGACTTCCAGTCCCAGAATTATATGAGACGACTGTGCCGTCCATATAATTAGAAATATCATAATAAACTTTTACAGCTTGACCAGGAGTGTAAGAAAGTCCAGTTTCTACTGTGAATGTCTTAGAACCAGTTCCGATAGTATTTGTGCTAGAACTGGTAGTGGCATATCTATCGCCCGTGAGACCTTGCGCACCTTGAGGACCGGGAGAGCCTTGTGCACCAGTTGCTCCTTGAGTGCCTTGAAATCCTTGGGAACCCATTGCACCTAGCGTAGAGGTGACTTGCCAATTTGTTCCAGTATAAATGAACTCAGTGGTTATGCCGGCAGCATCTAGAATAACCTCATCGAAACCAGATTCGATAATTGTTCCGCTAGAATTTACCGTGACACTATTGAGATTCCAGTTAGCTCCATCAGTAATTTGAACATATGAGCCAACAGGAGGAGTAGTAGGAAGATAGATTACAAAAGAGCCGCCGCTAGAATCCGCAATAATGCGATCATTACTAGAAGCGTTATAATTAGAAGTCTTTAAAGTCCATCCCTTAAGACCATCAAATCCTTGGTAGCCTTGGGCTCCTTGCACACCTTGTGCGCCTTGAACTCCTTGCGAACCTTGTACACCCTGCGATCCCTGAACGCCTTGGGCTCCTTGCACACCTTGTGCGCCTTGGGGACCTTGAGAACCTTGAACTCCTTGATTGCCTTGAGAACCTTGAACGCCTTGATTGCCTTGAGCTCCCTGAATGCCCTGTGGACCGACGGGAAGGCTACTTTGGAGGATATCTTCGAGGGTAATAGACATTCTTTTTTAACTCTTAAAAGATCTAGGGGGTCTGATCAGACCCCCTTTATTTATGCGATCGATCAATTAAGTGTTTGCCGTCGCCCAAGGGAGTGGAGGATACACGACGGGAGGATTATGCTGGGCAGCAAGCCAATCAGTCATTAGATTCTCAAAATTGGTGAAAGTCTGGGCGTCTGTGAAGGCAATAACCCAGTCTTTGACCATCTGTTCTGTCAGCTGATCGAAGGGAACAAAATTTTCTGCACTTGGGGCTGGAACCATAGTAGTGCCAGACATTGCAGTTGAGAAGGTGCCGTCTGTTCCTTCATATGCCCAGTGAATATCAAATACAACATTCTCTAGATTATCCACTGTTGGATAAGCCGAGACGCCAGTGATTCTTAGATTAAACGTAGCCATTAAAATCTCCTTAAGCTAATAGTCCAGCACTACGCAGTGCTGCGACTACTTGTGCGATTGTGTATCCATCGAATGTATCAGTGGCAGTTACTGTTGCGCCACCACCGGCAACACGTTCTGCTCCTGTTACTGCTGTTGTTGGTTGAACTACTGGAGTTGCATTCCAGAAGCCCAGCTTCTGGGAGGTTGCTGTAGCAATCTTTGTGCCGGTAGAGGTGCCGACTGCGATGTTGACCGCGTCAGCAAAGGTTGCGGCGCTGCCCAACGTTAGCTTCACCGTTCTAGTTATAGTACCGTTATTAGTGGTCTCAAACCGAAGCTCGGCTCCCGCCTGCGGCGTGGTGTCGTTCCATGCCTGCGTGGCAAAGGCAGCAATCAGCGCGCTGTTTCTAGAGACGCCGGTGGCAGAATTGCCAGCGAAAACAAACCCACCAATACGATCGCCGTTTGCCATTGCGCCGCTTGGGGGATTTGAGACAAGAAAACAAAACGCACCATTACCAGAGCTTGTGGCGCTAGTATTTTCGATAGAAATATGCGCCCCAGAATTGCCAGTAAAGCGAGCAATGGGAATTGTGCCTGAAGGTGCGGTAGAAAACACTGCTCGCGTCACACCATCTGTCTGCAGCTCCAGCGCACGCGATGTCCCTCCGCCGCTGCCTTTCTCAGTGCCGATCTTGAAGGTGTTGCTGTCCCACTTAAGGAATCCGCGCTCATAGTTGGTAGAGTTGACAAATGTGTTGTATACTAAGAAACTGTGTGGATTCGTTCCATTTCGCAAAGAGACATTATACCCGTTTCCATCAGCCTGCATTCGAGCAGGATAAGTTCCATCAGAAAGCTGCAAAAATGAACTGCCGTTTAATGCAACATAATTTGAGCTTCCAGTTACGAGTACTGTTCCGGCAGTAACTGTTCCTGTGGTTGTAAACGCTCCTGCGGTCAGAGTTCCAAGAAGTGTGGCTTCTCCTGTGCTGGTTACAAAAAAGCGATCGCCCGAATCAGCCGTAAGAGACAGTAATCTGCTGCTCGCGCCATAAGCAGTACGAACAACATTAAATCGCAAACCAACGAATGCGGTTCCTGCATCATTCCATGTTTGTGATAAATCTAAAATTGGTGAAGAAGAAGTCAGAGTTCCGTTATCGCCAGTAATAGCCGATGTAATTACAACATTACCGAGCTGGTTAACAGAGAACACTTCAAGGTCAGTAGAATCATTAAGTACACGCAGCTTTCCACGATTTCCAGAAACACCTGTTCCTGTACCAGCTCCACCAGCATTTAGCCAAACATCGAAGTTGCCAGCATTTCCGCCATTGGCATTAGCATCCGTTGGTTGTGCACCAAAACCACACCAAATGGAAATTCCTGTTCCATTATGGTATCCAGTAGAAGCTGCATAAGTTCCACCATATTTACCATAAAGCCATAGACTAGAGGTAGATGAAGAAGCGTTTAATAGACCACCATAAATCGGATCGCCTGTAGATAGACCAGTCGCATATGGAGCAACAGTTATTCCGGGTGAATAATTGGCAGCACCAAATTTTACAATGGAATAAAGATTGATACGCCCAAGCGAAGTGTCGATATGAGTACCGTATCTGGTAGAAATTGAGAGAACATATCCATCAGCACTAGAAGAAATTCCAGTGTTATACGTGGCGTTGACATATACTGGTTGTGTGTTAGTTCTGAATGTGCCTGCAGCTTCTATAGTAGCTCTGGTGATCCCATCAGTTTGAAGTTCTAGTGGTCGAGCCGTTCCAGAGACCGAACCCTTCTCAGTTCCAATTTGCAGAACGTTAGAGTTCCATCGAATATGTCCACGTTCGAATTGGTCTGATGAGTTTGTCCAAGTGTTATAGATGCGAAATATTTGGGGGTTACCATCATTGACAACTTCTGTAACTCCACCATAAGCAGTTATCTTAAATGTTCCAGTGCCTCCTCCTGAGGCTCCTGCTCTACAAACAAGATCTGTACCAGCACCCGCACCGAACTCAATTGATCCACGATTAGAAGTTTGATAAAAACCAGTTATGTAGTTATTGTTTGTAAAACCAAGATCTAGATTATAACCAGAAGGATTACCAGTAGCAATTCCGCCAGTGCGAGAAACCTTAAATCTGCTAGTACCACCAAGCTGCACGTCTAATAAAAGTGAACCACTTGCGCTTGCTGTATCTATAGCATTAAATTTTAATCCAGTGAACGCAACGCCGGAATTATTCCATTCTTGTAATAAGTTTAATGCTGGTGTAGAAGCAGTAATCGCGCCATTATTTGCAGTAACTGCACCAACTCCACTAACCAAAAATCTAGATGTCCCCGAACTTCTGCCTTCAATAATATTTGCGCCTGTTATACCACCATTATCAAAAATAGCAGCAGATAGGGAATAGTGCTCATAATCAGGTAAAATATTGGTGCTTTGTATCGCACCATAAACGCCAACCGCTGATCTTGTAGAGTTTCGAACAGCGACTCCCATTAATCCAGTTGTATTATATGTCCAAGTACTGGAGTTAGCAGCATACCCAATAACTCCAACTGCATTATATGCACTTTCACCTCGACTAACCAACCCGATCATATTGCTAGCGTTAAACGCACCAGTATTTGTGATTGCGAACGCCGAATTGATTAGGTTTGGATTTGTTCTGGAATTTCCGCCCTCGATATTGGTAGAGAAACTGACATTTGCTGCAACTAGGCGCAGCTGTCTAGAAACACCTGAGCCGGCTCCCTCGTCACCAACTTCAAAAATATTACCGTTCCAACGCAGGAAACCTCTTTCATAATTATCTGCATCTGTGAAGGTTTTATAAACTCGAAAACTCTGAGGATTTGTGGCATTTCGCTGGGCTATGGTATACGCTTCATCGCGATACAATCGAGTATCTGGTGTGGTGGAGTTACTGACTGTGCTCGTGCTTGCCCAACCAATATAATAAGAAGCATTTCCAGCAAATCTAGCTTGTGCTAATGACCATTTGTTATTGCCTAAAATTGCTCCAAGCAAAGAATAAACGCCACCAGATTTGTCGACGGTAAACACGCTGGCATTATCCACCCTACCATCAAATAGCAAAGAACCAGTGGCGCTTGCAGTGTCAGTGACATTTAATCTGATTGCAGTGAATGTGTTTCCAGAATTATCCCAAGTTTGAGAAACGTTTATTGCCGGAGAAGTATTCAGCGTCTTGATGCCAGAAGCAATGTTCAGTTCTGTCCCTGTAGTGGTCAGACCAGAAGCGCCGGCAAATACACCGTTATTATTGTACTGTAGTTCTGTGTTATTACCACCGGGGGTAGAAGATGCTCCCGCTGGTCCTTGAGGACCCTGCACACCTTGTGGTCCTGCAGGCAAACTGCTTTGTGTGATTGTTTGAATGCTTACAGCCATTTAATTACCTTATGCCAATAGTCCAGCATTTCTGAGAGCTTTGACAACCTGCGCTAATGTGTAGCCATCAAAGGTTGTTGCATTATTTACGCCTGTTCCGCTATTAGTCACAATCGTGGCAGCTGCAACTCCAGTGGTTGGCTGTACAATAGGAGTTGCATTCCAGAAGCCCACTAGTGAAGAAGACGAAGTTCCAACTCTTAGGCTAGATTCGGTGACAGTTATTACGCTACTGATATTAACGTTAGCGGTGCTAATAGTTCCAATAAAAACAGAACCATTGGCATTGGCGCCAGTTTTTCTTCCACCATCCAAGTATAAATGCCCACCATCATAGCTGTTTGTTCCTGAAGAAGACGCTTCACCACCAGCAACTTCAAGATTATGACCATTACCAGTATATGCACCACCACGATCCTTTTTAGATGGCATAAATCTGTGCGTCAATGTATTATTAGTTACAGCAAAGGGAGAGATTATAACCGCATTACCAGCTGATGGTGGACTACTTATACTACCACTACCAGATCCAGCACTAAACCAATGTTCACCTCCTGAAGCATATCCTATAAATCCAGGACCATTTAAGGTTATACCATTTCTAGCAGAAGTTTCATTTGAATATCCACCATTAATGCACCCCTGACCTATAGATAACCACTGTTGGGCATTATTGTTTACAAGCTTAAATGGTCTTGTAACTCCACTACCAGCAGATTCAGCAGCAATAACAAATTCATTCGACCCCCATCCAAAAGAAATCCTTTCATAATTACCTGTATCTGTAAATGTGTTGTAAACTCTAAATGTTTGTGCATTGGTCGCGTTACGCTGAGCGAAAATATTAGAAGCATCAGCCTGCAGTGCAACTTCGGTCCCATAATTATTACTGATGGCAAGATAAAACGGACCCATGGCATTAATAGCACTGGAAGAAACTCTGAGGCGACCATTAAGCCCCAAACCATTGGTGTTTGTTGGCACATTAATATCTAATTGAGGATAACCAGCACTTGCTCCTCTGCCGGTAGAAATAGCTGTTGATGTCAGCTGTAAATATGTGCCAGTTGAGCTCATATCACCAAGTTCAATTGTTCCTGACTTATATACTCTGAATTTGCTAGCTCCGCCAATTTGTAAGTCAGTTAGCGATGAACCAGAAGAGCTTGCAGAGTCTGCGACGTTTAATCTAAATCCTGCAAATGTCGCAGAAGCATTGCTCCAAGTCTGACTGACATCCAGCGCAGGTGTATCAGTAGTCTTTGCGCCACTGACAATATTCAGTTCTGTTCCAGTAGTTGTCAGACCAGCAGCGCCAGCAAAAACTCCAGCGTTGTTATACTGCAGTTGTGTTGTGGAACCACCTACAGCTGCCGCTGCACCCTGAGCTCCTACTGCACCTTGTGCTCCAATAGCGCCCTGAGCGCCAATCTCTCCCTGTACTCCCTGTGCACCCTGTGGTCCTTGCAGACCGACAGCACCTTGCACTCCTTGAGATCCTTGCGGACCTAAAGGAAGGCTGCTCGACAAATAATCCTGAATACTAGTCGGCATAATTACTGGGTTTCGTTAATGGTAGTTGCGATTCTTTCGATGCTTGTTAGAGTGGTGAGAATGTCGCCGTCAATACGAACGACACTCTCAAGGTCTCCGGATGCCACAGCACCCTTTCTGGCTTCGGTCAGAGCAACCATTCTATTTTGAAGAATAACTAGAATCTCATTGAGCGTCATCTCATAACTCCTTAATAGAACAGCAGCTGTCTGAACGTTTCAACCTGAGCCTTACGATTGACCCACAGATACTTCAATCCATCAGCAGTCTTGAAAATTTCCATCATATTACCGATACCTGCAGTACCAGCAACGTATGGGAACATACCAGAACCATACAATGTCATAGTATTTACATCTAGATAGTAGATGCGGTTCGTGACGTCCTTGGTGAAATAGATTCTGTCTAGCTGGTCGTATGCATACATCGAACCAGAGCTCAAGGTTTCCGTTGATGGGGTTGTTCTTACCTGCATGACTCTATCGGTAGTGATATCGTATCTATCAATTAGAGTATTACCACCACCGTAGAATCTGAACAGGTATCTTCCCTTGTTCGTCATAGTTGATGAGTCCGACACCCACTGCAGAGAAAGACCAGTTGACGTTGCACCAAACGGTAGAATACTGTAGGTAGAAACACCAGAACCCGGAGCAGTTGCCGCACCAAACGTAATAGTTCCTGTTGCAGGTGTTACGCCAGTAATGACCAGATCTTGGTTGAAGCCAGTTCCAGAGAAAATACGAAGACGTCTGTTAACTAGAGACTGAGACCAAGCAGTAAACGTAATCGTACCAGAAACAACACCAGTTAACGGCAAGTCAATGGTGATCGAAGTGGTGCCAGCACCACTCACCACTCTTGCGCCTAGTGGGATACCTGTTCCTGAAACGTACCATCCATTATGGATTGGTGATCCTGGAGCAGACAGAGTGAACGATGTTGCACCAGCAGATCCACCAGACCCTGTAGCAGTTGCCCAGAAAGCATTTGTATCAACTAGAGTCGTTGTCGACTGTGTACCAAACGCAATTCCATCAAGATAATTGATATTATGCCCTTCATATGCGTGTCCAAACGCATATCTTCTGGTGAGCACATACTTCGAGACGCCAGCAGTTGGGGTTGTTGACGCTGTAATAGAAGTCATGATGGTCGGATTAGTTGCATTCTGAGCAACCATTTGGAAAACTTGACCCGTAGAAACCATGCCTGTAGCAGATAAAGCTGGAATACCAGTTGTTCCATAATGCAAAACAGGCGCTATTGGTGGTGGATAGAATATTACCGTACCAGAAGGAGTTCCTGCTGTTGGCGTTGATAGCGTGACTGTAGAAGTACCCTCTCCACCAGTAACAGTAGTTCCGTTAGCAATGTTCGAGCAGCAAACTAGCCAACCACGAATATAGCTTGGCACATTACCGCTCAGAGTAATCGAAGTTCCCGATCCGGAGCTATATGTCGCTGTAACTGGCAACAAGTTATTTGTTGGGCAGCTAAAGGTAATTGTTCCAGAAGGAGTGCCCGAGCACTGAATTGAGAATAACGGAGTGGCAGTGCCTTCGCCGCCAGTAACTGTTGCACTCAGACCGATGTTAGTTCCTGTAGCCAACCATCCTTTAACATAGGTTGGAATTGGCGCAGAAAGTGTAACCGAGAACACACCAGCACCACCACCAGAAGCATAAGTTGCTGTCACAGGTCTTGGCCATTTAGTGATGATAATAGTTCCCGAAGGAGTGCCTGCACCGGTCAAGTTTAGCGTCAGAGTTGTTGTTCCAGCACCACTTACAATCTGTGCACCATCAGCAATATTGGTACCGTACACATACCATCCGTTGATATTCGACGGAGTTGCTCTGCTGAACGTTACAGTAGTCGTAGAACCGCCAGTAGCCAGATCAGCGAAATACTTGGCAGCATCAATAAGAGTAGTTGTACCAAGCGCAATATTGTTGGAATATTGATATGTGCCAGTACCAGCAGCAAATGGAGTATATGTGAACGTTGTCAGCGAAGGAACAGAAGTGATCTGAACCTTACCAGTTACGTTGTATACGTCAGCCGCTGCCGAAGTGACGCCACGAATAGAAACCCACTGCCCAACCTTTAGCTGATGGGGGTGTACAGTAGTAGCTGTGATAGTTGTAGTGCCAGAGATTGCACTGATAGCAATAGGCTTTTGCTCATAGATTTCATGAGTTGCGGTACTTGTGCCATCAGTCAGCATCGCACAAGCTATAGCATTGATACCCTCATCGAGGATTCTAGCTGGGCTGAGCATATCCGTGTCACCGACACGATACATATATGTATGCTGTCCACCACCGATAGCCAAGAACATATCCTGTGAGTTGCTTTGGATAATGTACTTGGAAGTGTTATCTGGCTGAACATTCCAGCAGTCGTAAACAACTAGGCTGTCGGATCCATTGGAAAGGATTTGTCTAGTTTGTCCGACGCCGGTGCCGGAGACAATTCGCACAGCATAGTTTGTCCAACGGTTCACTGCCCAGTTCTTTGAAGAATCTGATACAATTCTACCAGCAGTGGATGTGAAGATTCCACCATCATAACCAGTAATGTTATATCTACTGGTTGCGTCTAGAGCAGTATCTAGTGTAGTGGTGAATGTTAGTGTGTTGCCTGTATTATTGGCAACTACAGCTATTTGACCTCTTCCAGTTCCCGACCAAATAGTGGTCTCATAACCACTCCACTGATTTGCAGTCCAGCTGGCGTTAGCGTCAACTAGAGTAGTTGTACTTCCGGATGTTGCTAATCCGGTGTACCAGAGAGTAGAGTTTTCTGTTAATCTCTCAATACACAGATCAGTCAAGTTAGTTGGGATAATGTTGTTAACAGATGTCTTGGCGTACCAAATATCCTCTAGAACGCTGTAGTACTGCAGAGTCACAGTACCGTTACCAACAGTTGCGCCAGAAGCCAACCAAATACCACCTGACTGAATAACGTATCTAGAGGTGTTATCAGGTGTTACGTCCCAAGCAGTATCTACAGTGATCGTTGAGTATTCAATATTGTAAATCGCGCCAGTACCAGGAGAGGTCCATCCTGGAGTACCTGCTGTTGGCGACATTGGTAACGACCAAGTATCGTGCGAATAGATGTTAGTATCAGCCACCGAAATTACTGTAGCACTGTTATGGAGAATCTTACGAACCTGTGTGAAGCCTGTACCGCCAATAACTCTGATAACATAACCGATCCAGTTATTAACGTTGTTTGTAGCTCCAACTACACCCCAGTTTTTATTGGTATCAGTCAAGCTGAATGTCGTAGTAGAAGTTGCGCCGCCAAAATCAGCAACAATAGGGTCGCTCACATTAGTGATAATGCGCTCCTGACCTGCACCCTTGCCCGAGATAATACGAATTCTGTATCCAATAGCCTGTTTTCCGAACGGAAGACCAGTGTCCATCGTAGTCGATGTTGCTGCAATCGTGCGACCATAATACCCAGCAGCGCCGGCAAAACGCATATTCGTAGCAGACAGTGGCGTAATGCCGGGAGAAGCCATCTGCATGTATGTGTCTGAAACCGTGTCATAACGCCAGAAGTTGGTAGCGTTCAGAAGCATATAGATGTAACGACCAGAGATCGGATTAAAGTCTGGTGCATCAGCTACGCAAGAAGAAGATAAACCTGCTGTCGGAGCAACAGGAAGAGGGCGCGTCCACTCCCATACTGGTAGATCGACTTGTTTGATTAGCTTATTTGCCGATAGTGACATTGATATAAACTCCGATTAAGAGAATGTTAACTGCGCTCTGATGCCAGTGTTGTATGCGTTTCTGGCTGGATCAGCAAACATCTGCTGGTTCCAACCATTTAGTGCTGCGATGTTGGTTACTGAAGAAACTGTCGTAACAGTTGTGACAGTTGTGACAGTACCGACTGTCGTGACAGCACCAAGAGTTAGTGAAGCTGAAATAGCGTCAAGCGTAACTCTCTGGCGTTGCTGAGGATCGACAGCCGACTGCGCCTCGAGCAATTTAATAATTCTACGAAGCAGAATAATCTGATCGCTTACGTCAGTTGTAGCCGGATTAATTACTGCGCCGGTGGAATCGGTTAGTTTTGTCTGTTCCAGATACATTTAAACCTCTAGAAGATAAGGAACTTAGTTCCTATCGAAATAAGCTTCACAGAACTATTCTTGAACTGTAATGTTAGCTTGGTATCACTATTTATAAGCTGAGATGAAACTGTTTGAATAGTCATGAAGCCAGTGCCGAAATTTTGAAAATAATAGGCTTTGTTTCTGGCTGCAACGTCTGGAAGAGTAATAAAAATCTCGCTGGTGCTGGTCCCAATAACCAGATCATCATTGATAGTCATGGTATAATCAGTGGCAGTTTGCACCACTGATAGGTTCTCAATCAGGTTTCCGACAGAACCCTGTACGCCTTGGAATCCTTGAGAGCCTTGTGCGCCAATTATTCCTTGCGCGCCCTGAGCGCCTTGTGGACCTTGAGAGCCTTGTGCGCCCTGTGCACCTACTGCACCCTGCACGCCTTGGAATCCTTGAGAACCTTTGGCTCCGGTGGTCGCAGTAATTTCCCAAGTCGTGCCGTCGTAGATAAACTCTACTGTGACGTTTTTAAAGTCTAGAAGAACATCATCAGCAACACCTTCAATTAAAGATCCGTTTCTTCCTACAGTCAGGTTGTTGATTGACCAGTCGCCGCCATCACTAATCTGCACATAAGTTCCAACAGTGGGAGCAGCTGGCAGAGTTAGAGTAAAGCTTCCTGCTGATGTGTCAGCAAGAATTCTTTCACCATCAGAAGCAGTATATGTTGAAGTTATAACTTTCCAGCGTTCTAGAGAACCTTGATATCCCTGAGAACCCTGCGCGCCTGCAGTACCTTGAACGCCTTGGAATCCTTGGGCGCCCTGCACACCTTGTGCACCTTGCGGACCTTCTCCACCCAGAACACCGGCAGTACCCTGAACACCTTGGAATCCTTGGGCACCTTGAGCGCCAATTGCACCCTGCGCACCACGAGCACCAGTAGTTGCTGTAACTTCCCAAGTCGTGCCGTCGTAGATACACTCTACAGTAACACCCTTGATATTGAGCGCCAGTGTATCCGAAACACCCTCAATAGTTGATCCATTCGGATTGACTAGAAGGTTATTTGTTCTCCAATCATTACCGTCTGAGATCTGTACATAATCACCAGAAGTAGGAGAGGCTGGTAGAGTTACAGTAAACGTGCCAGAGCTAGTGTCTGCAATTAGACGGTCACCGTCTACTGCCGTATAGTTTGCAGTTAAGACTTTCCATCTATTGAGAGCGCCTTGATAACCCTGTGATCCCTGAGCACCTTGAACACCCTGAGCGCCTTGTGCTCCCTGTGCACCTTGAGCGCCCTGAATTCCTGTAGCACCTTGAACGCCTTGAGCTCCTTGAACTCCCTGCGCACCCTGAACGCCTTGCGCACCTTGAGCTCCTTGAACTCCCTGCGCACCTTGGACTCCCTGTGCTCCTTGAACGCCTTGGAATCCTTGCGAACCCTGCGCGCCTTGGACGCCTTGAGCTCCTTGTACACCTTGCGCACCTTGTGCACCTTGAGCACCTTGGACACCCTGTGCGCCTTGAACGCCTTGAAAGCCTTGTGCACCTTGCTGTCCCTGCGAACCTTGTGCACCTTGTGCACCTTGAGCACCTTGGACACCCTGCGCGCCTTGGACGCCTTGAGCGCCTTGAATACCCTGAGAGCCTTGCGTACCTTGGAAGCCCTGTGAACCTTGTGAGCCTGCGGGTCCGGGAGCACCGGTCTTAATCGAGACCTTGCCGACTTCAGGAGTGTTATTGACGTTTACAGAACCAACTGAATTTTGGTTCTTAATCTCGATCTTCATCTAGATACCTGAGGAGTTACTGTGATAATCCCCTCAATGACTCTAGTGGTAACACCGGTGGTGTTGGTCATCTTTACGTCGTACAGGTATCTTCCAGCCCTAATATTTGCCGTATTGGCTGCATCAATCGAAAGCTTAACATTGCCGCTAGCAGGATTAGTGATAGTAACTGTAATATTCGCAGTAGGATTCACAGAATAATATGATTTTCTAACCTGTGCGCTGAAGACATAACCCGCAACATTAACGCTGGTTCCGTCATCGTTGGTCAGATCAATGGAAGTTTCAAAGGTTGTTCCTTGATCGATTGTTAGTTCTGCGTATGCCATATTACTTCTCTATTAAAAACCTTGATACGGAATAACGGCTGCTTGTAGAGTAATTTGCCAGTTGTCGATAATTGTTGATCCGCCAGTTGCTCTGAGTTGGAAATCTAGAACTATGGTCGCATTTCCACCGCTAGCACCAAAGGTTGGATCAGTGTATGTTAATCCCCATCCACGATTACTTGTTAATGGTAACCAGCTATACAAGGTTCCATATGTCGACAGAGCAGTAGTAGACGGAATAACGTAAACTTCATATGACGTCGTGGCAGAACCTGGAACAATTGCTCCACTCTGCAGCAATGTCGTACTATTTACACTGTCGTATTGTAGCGTTTGATATGCATTACCATTAGTATGAATTTCATACGCTGCAGTAGCACTTCCAGAAACCTCAGAAACTGAAGATATAGTATAGTTATTGAAGTTAATACTTACAGCAGAAGCACCTAAAAACTGTAGAATGGTTAAAGAAGAAGGATTTGTAGATATACTTGAGGATGAGCCACTGGAAACAAGTGGACCTCCTCGATAATAATCTCGAAGACTGATCCCGCCATCGTTTCCAAATTCTCCGGCGATTTCTCTAAGAGTTAGAGGATCGCCAGTACTTGCGCTACCTTGCAATGGCATTAGTTACCCCTCTAACTTCTTAACTCTGGCTTCGAGTTCTTTAATTGCTTCAACTAGCAACGGAACAATCTTATCGTAGAGAACGTACATGTTTCCATTATTATGGACAACTGCACTTGGTAGAACTGCTTCGACTTCTTGCGCCAACAGACCGACTTCCATCTTAATCTGCTCAACGTCAGACTTCCAATAGAATCGAACGCCATTAATGCCGTGTAGTTTGGACAGAGGATCTTCAATCGAACCAATAACGTTCTTCAGCGTGGCATCCGAAGTTGCAGCGAAGTCATATGCATAAATCGTGGCGTTCGAACCGTTATAGGTTATGCTTCCTTGGACAGCTGGGGTGTGGTTAGTACCAGATCCACCAACGCCAACAAGGTAATAAGTTCCAGAGGAAACTAGAGTTGCATTAATTGCAGTGCTTGGACCAGAGGCTCCTGTTTGTCCTTGTGGACCTTGTGGACCAGTTTGACCAACAGCACCTTGCACGCCTTGCGGACCAGTTTGACCGATTTGACCTTGTGGACCAGTTTGACCAACAGCACCTTGCACGCCTTGGTATCCTTGGGCACCAAATCCAGTTGCTCCTTGTACACCTTGAGTTCCTGGCGCTCCTTGTGCACCCTGAACACCTCTTTCACCTTGTGCGCCGCGAGCCCCTTGTGTACCTTGCGCGCCAACCTGTCCAACTGCTCCTTGGGCACCCACAGCACCCTGCGCTCCTATTCCAAGAGCGCCTTGTGGACCTTGCGATCCAACAGCACCTTGAGGTCCGGGAGCACCTTGAGTTCCGGGACCAACTGCGCCTTGTGCGCCTTGAGCACCTTGAGCACCTTGTGGTCCGGGAGCGCCTTGAGTTCCGGGACCAATATCACCGGCTGGAGAAAACTCCATAACCAACTCAGATCCGTTGGATGGGATACTGCCGCTGACATAGGTCACAGGAATCTTATGGTAACCAGTTGCTGCAGTAACAGCGCCAGTGATCTTGAACACATTTGTAACTACGCCAGAATCTACGGCACTTCTAATAGTAACAAATCCCTTTACAGAGTTCGTACTATCGTCCCAAGAATTAAACCATGCAGTCTGAGTTACGCCTGTTCTGTCCAGAGAGTCAATGAACAACTGAGAAACAGAACCAATTGTGCTGTTGTTGTAACGAATTGTTCCGTTACCAGGATCGCTATCGGTGGTTGAGTTGGAGAATGCATAAGGCACACCGCCGCGAGCACCCTGCGCGCCCTGAGCACCTTGTGGTCCGGGAGCGCCTTGAGTTCCCGGTCCGAGAGCGCCTTGTGGACCTTGCAATCCAACAGCACCTTGTGGTCCGGGAGCACCTTGAGTTCCTGCACCGGTAGCGCCTTGGGCACCCTGAGCGCCCTGCGCGCCTTGGGCACCAATAGCACCGATAACACTCAGAGCAATATTGGCATTACCAGCAGCAGCACCAGCGCCTGAAGTTACAGTAACCGATACAGTAGAAGTATTGACGAAGTTTAGCTGGCGCGCTGCCAAAGAGCTTCCACCGTTAGCAGAAACTCTTGCGGTATTTGCGGCAGTATTTGCAGCGTCGTTAGATCCTGCGGCAGCGATCGCTAGGTCATACACCTGCTTAACAGAAGCAGCTGAAGCCACATCAGAAGTGCTAGTGCATGCAGTGGAAGTTATCACATTCTGCATAGTCAGCAGCGTGTAATAAGTTCCTTCGGTGCTGTTTGAAGTTGCTCTCCAAACGTTGCCTGAAGTAGTGTCGAATCTGATCCAAGCATTACCATTCGCCGAGGTTCCCAGTCTCACACCAAAGAAACCGTCGCCGCGATCATTCGATGTAGCACGCAGGCGATACTGGTTCGTGTCGCTTTCCGAAGGAGCAATAATCGGCTGAGTAACGTACAGAGTGTCGACGTAGGCAGTGCCGATATTTGCCAAAGAAATATCGGCTCTATCAATAACTCTCAGATTACCCGTCGTGGTGTTTCTTGAAACAGTTACGTTGGTGGAAACATTAACGTTCGCCTGACCCGATGCAGTTTGCACCGTAAGTACGTTGGCGACGTTCATAATCAAGCCATTGTTTGCAAACGTGCCAGTGGTCTCAATATAACCATTGGCATTGACGTTGGCTAGGCTTGAGAAAGTATTATTGTACAGGAATCTGGTTCTAGTATTTCCAGCAACCTGAAAGATAACGTTAGCATTCTGGAACTGAATATCTGGACTCTGAGAATACAAATACGAGTTACCGCCGTCCTGCTCGTAGTTTCTAAGACTTAGCTTGCCAGAAATACGAGCGTCCGCAGTAACCGTAAGCATGGTTCCTGTCGCGTTTGCAAGAGTTAGACTTCCGACAGTAAATGTTGTGTTACCAGTAGGCTTCACAAACTCACCGCGAGTTACCTCGTTGAGATCATTAACCAAAAGATTGGTTTGGATTCTCCACTGACCAAAAGTATTGGCGGTAACTACTTGCGAAATATTTGTTGTACTTGCCATTTATTAGAGTCTCTTGATTAGTTCTTGCATCATACTTTTGATGTCGGAGATTTCCTGACGAAGATTATTTATTTCTTCTTCCTGCTGCTTTGCCTTTCTCAGCTGAGCCATTTTCTGTTCATGACGCTTCACAGCGTCAGGATCAGTGTTCAAAATAGCCATGTTTGTAGAATCTCTGACAAGCTTTTCGTTTTCTTTGACTCTCAGTTTCATAGTTTATCCCTCTGGAGTAGCTAGAATTCTCAGATTCTTAACGACAGGGATTACAGAGGTATCGGAAGTTAGCAGACCAACCTTGATAGCGAACGAGGTAAACGTTCCACCAATCGGGTATTGCTTACCGTTCTCAGTATACTGCAGCTTGTTGATGGTATTTGCGCCTTCTGGGTAAGATCTAAACTTGAGCTCGATAATATTCTGCTGGTTCTTCGACTTTCTGTCGACTTCCTTATGCATACGAACCCAAGACTTATCAGCAAATCCTTCTGGATCCTCAGATCCCAAGACCTTGTAGTAAACTTGAATATCAGTTCCCGGAGTGCTGATAGCGTCCATATAAACTGTCAAGTCACCCGAAGGCTTATCCAGAGTAATCTGTCTCGTTAAGTATTTAGCTGTAATATTGCCACCAGACTTACCAGTTTCACCAGAAGCCACAGCAGCTGCTCTAACATTAACCGTAGCAATACCATTCGCGATCGAAATGGTTGGGTTTTCGATATAGCCGCTGCCGCGTGGGTGAACAACGATATAATTAACCGTATTCGATCCATCAGTATTAGCGACAGCAAATCCTTGCGCGCCGCTTCCGTTTCCACCGGTGATGGTCACGTTATACAGACCAACGTTGGCGTTATTGTTCAGATAATTGATTCTGAACAGCTGCGCCGCGTTATTCTGATCAGGGCTGCTTGACCCGTAGAGAACGTTCGAGCTAGCAACCGCAGTAGCGTTACCAAGATAACCAATACCTCTATTAGTGATAGAGATAATGTTATTAGACATTTCAGCGTTATTAACTAGGAACTGCGAAGTAGTTAGCGACACAGATTCCATATTAAACACTGGCGAAACGTCAGTATCCGTAGAATTGAACTCAGCCATAACGATAAAGCTGTTTGCGTTACCGTGAACAACCATTCTCGAGTTATTGTTGCTCGACGAGGCTGGGTTAGTAGACTGATCTAGTAGATAACCATAGTTGAACTCAACCTGTGGCTTAATATATCTCCAAGAATTTTCTAGCTGCTGGTTAGCCTTCCAAACACCCTTGACCTTGAAGTCAATAGTGCCGGATGGGAAGCTCAGATCATTAACGTGCAGCAGAATCTTGTCGACAGTTTCGTATGCAAGTGGAGGATCAGAGAAGCGCATAGTCACAGAACCCGTGGTCTGGAACACTGCCTTATTGATCACAAACATCAGGTCTTCATTCTGGTACGGAGTCCAAGTCGAAGAGTTCTGTGCGCGGAATAGTGAACCAGCGTATGGCTGCTCCGAGATACGACGCGGAGGATCCGCACCTAGTACCTCACCACCTAGCTCGGCGATATACAGTTCATATTCTGGCGACTCAGAAGAAACAACGAATGCATATTCGCTATCCGGTGCCAGATAAACTGGATCATCAAACGTAAACTTGGTGACAGTAGCAGAGTCCGTAACGCTAGGGCTGTCTGAGATCTTTACGTCCTTTGCCTTTACTGTGGAAGAGGCAATGTAATTCTTAGTTGGGAATCCATTGACCACTTGGGCGATTCTGACAGTAATAGGTAGCTGCAACGAGCCGTTCGCAACGCTTGGCTTGCTCTTGAAGAACAGGTCAACCGAGGTCACGAAGATACCATTATTGACCTTATTGGTTCTTGACTTAGGAGTGAAGAATGTCTGCGACAGACCGTCCGCCAGAGGAACGCGAGGAATATTGCTCGAGTCTGAATCAGTCAAAGGCTGCTGCTTCGAGATAGAGTTATATGCTCTTTCCGTTGGCTTCAGAGGCGCAACAGGATTATCCAGATTAAATTCTGGCAGAGGCTGACCGACTGGAGTGGTTACGATATTCTGAGTCTTGTTCAGAATACCACCAGCAGTAAACTTGGCAGATGCCTTCATCGTGAACTCAGACGCAGTTACTGTAGAAGCGTCTGTGATCGTGAAGATTCTTTCGCCGGTCTTGAACTTGAAGTTTGGTTCTTCTGGAATATTCAGAATACCAATCAGCGTACCGTTTTCGTCAACGACATGGTTGCCGATAGAATACTTGGTAGAGGTCTTTCCATTCACAGTAGGAGCAAGGTTCAGCGTAACGCGATTTCCGTTTACAGCAATAACCTTACGGATCTGACCCATACCAGTTCCGGCAGTGAAGTATAGCAAGTTACCAACAGCAATCGAGGCATTGGCAGAGTTAATATAGATGTCAGTTCCATTCACAAACGTGTTAGAAATAACACCAGAGTTGTGGATATGGGACTTGACATTAACCTTCTTCGAAGGATCCTCGACCGAGATAATAATGTTGTTAGCTTGAAGATCAATTGTTACAGGATGAGTCGCCTGAATTGTTCTAGAGCTAGTGTTAGTTGCGTTCCAGATTCTGCAGTCTAGATTGGTGGTGAAGTTTTGGTTATTGGTGTTCAGTGTACCACGAATAGTCTCAAGAACCAGCTTAGTTCCACCGACAGCAGGATTATACCAAACCACACGACCCAGATAAGTTGCTAGGTTTGGGTTTCTCTTTCCCTGAGTGGTCTGATAAACCAGATCACCGATCTGGTAATCATTAGTCATCGTGCTCAGAACGTCTACTACGTCAGCATTGGCAATGTTCAGAACCGTGAAGTTCTGGTTAACGTAGAGAATATTTTCTCCAGAAGTTCCAAGAACCTCGAAGTATACGTTATTGTTTGGCGAGTAAACACCTTCGCCGGTGTAGAAAATATCAGCAGTGTTAGCATTGATAAAGCTGACAACGTTAGCCTGTGCCGTGATAATTCCGGAAGTCAGGTTCTGGATATACAGAGTGGCGCTAGTATCAAAGTTGCCACTCATATTCGAGATAGTCAGAGTGGTCGACGAAGAGTCATACGCCGCAACGTTTGCAGTAAACGTAGTGACCGCAGGAGAACTGCCCTGATAAACGTAATAACCCGCCAAAATAGACGAGCTATTACTGTTAACAGAGATAACTTTCTTTGAGTCGAGAACAATTCTGTTGGCTTTCTGCGAGAACCCATTCATCGCGATGTCATCAAAGAACAACTTCGCGATCTTTCCGGGGCGCAGATTATCTGCCTCAAAGGCAACGTCCTGTCTTCTGATGAACGGAATCAACGAAGAATCAGTGACTAGTTTACCACGCTGAACGTAAATATTTTCTGATGACATTGCTTTGCCTTATAAGATTAGAAATACCAATCTGAATAATAATATGCCAACATCGCATAGTAGTTATCATAGCTGCCTAGCGATAGATTCATCGGACCAGATCCAGCGAATGCAGTAGAGGTGCTAGCGACGATTGGTGCATCGTAGACCTGAACAGGGGTCGAAGGCATAGGTTCAACAAGTGTCTGACCCATGGTCGCCGACATATCCATAACTGGAATCCACTCGGTGGATCCAATCCAACCTTGATTCTGTCCACTATATGTATCGGTGCTCGTAGCAGCACCCCAATCCTGACCGACCACCATGACGTCCTCTTGGAACGTTGGAGGTTCTGCATAGGTTGGCGAAGGAACAAACACTGGAGGAATAACAGCAACTGGGTCTGCAGGAGGTGCTGCAGGAGGAGGATCGATTGGCTGCGGAGGAATGACGACCGGAGGATCGTCCTTCTTCACAGGCTCGATATCTTCTGGAACCACGCTTGGCAGATCAGCACCCGGAGTAATAATGATCACCGAATCGCAGTTCTTGACAGGAGCAGGAACGGTGACAGTGATTTGCTTCTCAATAATCTTCTCATGGATCACAACGCTGTTGTTAATTTCCTTAACGATCGTTGTAACCTCTGGACCACGAATAACTTCTGGCTTCAGTTCTTCCGATGCCCAGTAGTCAATTTCTGGCGTCAGCTTCATTGTTCCAATAAACTGAGCGAACAAGAATGGCTGAACCGATAGAGTCTTATTACTGGTCACACCCTGACTAATTGCAGGTGTTTCCGAATAGCTCAAGCTGACGGTCTTACCATTTTCAATAGCGTTAGAAACCGACACAACCTCAAGGGTGTGTGGTCTCGACACAGAATATGGCGACATATTGTTTTCTTTAAGCTGAACATTGAAGTCTTTATTCTTGTAGTCTGCAATGTTATAGTTCTTAAAGTTTTCGCCGATAATACCATACTTCTCTTTATTCGTGCCGTCCTCGTATAGAGTGACGTCGTTAAGAGCGCGGCTTTCGATATTGTTCAGCGCAGTATAATACTCAACTGCCTCTAGTCTCTTGTCGATTCTAGAGATATCCTTCATGGTGTATCTCTTATTATCGAAATACTTCAAGCGAATATCCGAGATATTCGAAACATAAGGAGGCAGATAGATGTTATACAGCGTCATCGAGCCTTCTTCATCATCTGGAGGAGTTGGCGCAGATGCCGAAATACCTTCAATGATTCGGAATTCTTTATTCTTGCTCAGAACTAGCTTATCGATTCTTGGTAGGTAATATCTGTACGAAACGCTAGTGGATGCATCGGGGGATGGAATCTTTGCGGTCTGGATTGATCCGTCAGCAACGCCGATTCTACGGGTTGATCTGAAGTCCAAGCAATCACGCAGGAAGAATGTACCACCACGAGCAGAGGTGTAGATTGGAATTTCGCCAGACTGATACAGTGCATCAGAATACGAATCTACCGAGAAGAACGAAGCGCCCGCAGGATAAGTGTGCTCGAAGAAGTCAACGTGCACAAGCAGCTTGGCGTTTGGCGTTGGGTAGCCTTGCTTAAGAATAAGCTTGGCGTGTTCGTAGATTTCGTCCTTCTGACCGTAGTCGACAATGAAGTGGTCCGTAATATCCACATAATTGGTCGAGTTAGCCTCGAATTCTCCCTGTCCCTTAAGAACACGGCGAACCTTGGTTACGTCTGGAACGAACAGATTAATCGCATCACCAGAGTCAATTCTAGTAAACTGGGTGTTAGTAATAAAGATCAGACCATTGGAAACGTTGATCTTAGAAACTGCACCGATGTTTGGAACCGTGACTGTGTAGTCAGCAGAGAATGCACCAGTCGACTGCGGATAATTAAATGGCGAAGTCGAGAAGGAAGCATTGCTTCTGTAGGTCTTTTGACGCAGGTAGCTGGTCTGAACGTCGTTCTGCTTGATATTGATATAAACGTCAATATCAGTGATCAGAGTATTTGCAGTAATCTGGATACCGCTACCCGATGCAGAAACGTTGGCAGTGGTTAGGTTTAGAATTTTACCGGTTGCATTATCACCAGTTCCAGCACCAGCACGAACGAAGACAATTAGATTATCTTCAATATTGCTATTGGTTACTGACCAAGGAATGGATTCATATGACTCTAGACCGTTACCGTTATTGATCACAAACGTGCCGGCAGGGCTGGCAGAACGCTGGATGAACTTGGTGTGGTTTAGATCCACATTGGTCAAGCTAGCACGCTTGATATAAGGAGCAGGCAGTCTATAGAGCAATCCAGTATCATAAGGCTGGAACATCTCAACGTCGCCGTTGATCAGCTTAGACTGTAGCGAAACGTTAGCGTGGCAGTTAACTACGCCAGTGATTCCGTTGGCATCCATGAAGCACTCGAGATCCTTGATCGCGAAGTTCAGCTGGATGACAGAATTTTGCACAGGAACAGCATTTTCATCAAACGCACGATCCAAGTATGCAAGTCTGGTGGTGCCGTCGTAGCGAACGATCTGGCGAGTCTGGTTCGTTACGTTAGACGAATAAGCATTCTGACGGAAGATTTGTAGAGGATTGGTGGTCGAGTCCGATCCAACAACCGTCTTAGTGAAGGCACTATTGACCAGCAGATAGTTACCCGCACCGTCAACGCCAATATTAACAACCTGACGAACTTCATCGCCGACTCTAATAATCGTACCAATTCCAACGTTAGCAAAGCCAGTGGTTGGATCGTAGAATACGTTAGCGACCGTAGAGTTAGCATTAACTCTGGTAGAATTAACGAAAACGTTCGCCACATTAACGTTAGCAATAGGCGACAGAGTGACCGGCAGAATAGTGATTGTGGTATTCTGGTAAGCGTTCTCAGTGGCACTAGCGTATGGAGTCAGGTTAATCGTGTTAGCAGTGATTCCAGTGCTAATGGTATTCATAATAAGTGTACGAGGCTGTACACTAATATCTGTGAAGTATACACGGAAGTCACTGGTGAACTCAGTTGCACCGGTGGTATCTCTTTGGATATTTCTGACTCGTGCAGTACCGATCTTAGTATTTTGATAGATGAAACGATCCGAAGTATTGACAACGTTCACTGGTACGCAGTGAAGGTCGACAACTTCCAGTGCGCTGATATCAACAAACGAGGAACTGGATCCGGTAACGTTCTTGAACTTCAGGTAATTACCGTAGGAAGTGCTCAGGTCAATATCAACAATATCTCTGGTGTCGATGCCGGTGGTTCTTGGCTTGTTGGCTTCTAGCTTTAGAGTGCCCAGCGTCTCGAACTCAAAACCTTTAACGTAGGCTTTTCCTGGTTCGATATTAATAATGTACTTGTTATCGTCGCTGGACTTTCCAATCGAAGCACGGAATGGGCTGACGGTATAATCACCCGACTCGTCGAAGGTTCTACGCGCCAGAGTCTTTTCGATTTCTGAGTAGATTGGATAACGAACAAGCTTAGTGATTGCGCCATTTTCTACGCGCATCAACTCGAAGAACTTCGACTCATCAACCGCAGTTTCTAGTGGGCGAGTCGAAAGGTTTAGATTATATTGATAACGGTCTGCACCCGGAGCCTGATAGTTGAACGAAGCCTGCGCTGGATCCAATAGGGTCGAGTCAACGACATAATCAACAACGTCGTCGCTGATTTCTAGACCAATCTTAACGTTAGCGTTCTGAGTGTATGCACCCACGACCGCAGTCTGAGGAACAACAGTTACAAAATAACCGTCAACGTAGAAAATGCCGTCGTTAATAGAAACAATCGTTCCCTTGCCCGACGCAGCACTGTCTACTGCCTTTGCCTTTAGCGTAGTGCCGGCAACCTTAAACACATCACCATCCGAGAACTCAGCGCCGCTGAGGTACTTGATCATGATGGTTGGCACGCCACCCGATGGGAAATACGAAGCCATAACCTTGGCTTGCACCACACCATCCGAGTCACGCACAATGATTCGACCAATGAAAGAATCTAGCTCGATGTCTTCATTGTTGTAAGTTTCGTCGAGCTTTAGATAGGTGATCTTGTTGTCAAGCGTAAGGTTTCCACCGATAACTGGGGAACCGTTCTGGAAGATATGATCTCCCAGCTGCTTGATCTGATTCTGCAGGATAGACTGGATCTGTGTCAGTTCGCGAGCCTGAACAGAATATCCGGGTTTGAATAGAATCTTGAGATAGTTATTGTCTTTCGCGTTTAGCGTAAAGTCGTCATAATATGGTTCTACGTTAAATTCCATTGTTTATCCTGCTCTAGAATGATAGAATTACTCTGATTTGTTCCGACTGATCAATATCGCGAATCACTTTTAGTTTGTTTTCAATATATAGCAGATCGCCGGTGAACAAGCTTAGAGTGGGTTCTTGAATAGCGGTTACTGTTGAAACTGCGCCGGTGACGTTACCGAATACCTGATCGCCAACAGACAGAGTTCCATCTTTGTTATTTATGGACAAAAGATTATTATTCGGATCCCAGTCAATAACAGTTGCTGTGAACCCTGCTGTGGTACTGACCACTTCGTCATTGGTGAAGTTGGTGATACCGGGATCAGAAACCGTAAGAACAGTGGTTGTTCTGTAGACGCTGGAGGTTGCGTATCTGCCATTGGCAAGCTGCGGATCACGAATCAGAGAAATCTGACGGAAGTCAAACTGACCCGTGGTTGGTGAGCCGACAGGAATCTGTCCAGACTCAGTTCCAATTAGATCGACAGAAACCATCGCAGTATAGCAACCCAATTCCTTCAATGGATTAGATCCATGTCCACCCTTGGGGCTGATGTTTACGTCGAAGGAAGCTGGAGTGCCATTGGCTAGCTGGTCAGGATCGTTTACGACGATTGTGCCCTTGGTATAACCAAAACCACCATTCAGAATATTCAGGTCCACAATAACGCCACTGGCAACCTTTGCGGTTACGTTAGCGCCGGTGCCGTCGCCGACAACAGTGATAATGGGCAGAGTATTGCTATTTCCAGATTGTCCGGACAGATAATAACCTGTGCCACCGTTGACAACCTTGATAATGTCGATTCTTCCGTCTAGTGCACCAGCAGTAACGGCATTGTCCGACAGAACTGGCATCCAATTCTTAGTGAAGAACTTTTGCTTGTAGCCATACGGAATAGTGTAGAGATACTTCCACTTATATCCGTCTCCCGGCTCAACGTATGGATTCTCTGGAAGCTGACCGTCGATATCAATGGTTGGCTCAACCGTCGAAAGACCATTGCTGTTATTGAACAGGCACTTGAAAACCTGATCCTTGGAGTTCAGCACATAGAAGTTATTGGCGAACTTTGGATAGGTGTTCTGCAATACTGCCAGCGTATTTGCATTGGTGTATGCAGTAGAAGTCGCCGAGTTCAGTGTCAGGATTGTGTTTGTGGCGATAGTTTGTACGGTGACGACTTCTTTATCTTCTCTGGATCCGATTGTAATAATCGATCCAACCTCAACGCTGGTATTGTACGAGCTCGCAATATTAATTGCGGTGCAACCCGAGGATGCAGATGCCGTCAGATTACCCAAAGAAGTATAGCTGTCGTGTGAGAAGATTTCTCTATGGTCTAGGTATTCGTCATAGCGAGTGCTGGTTGTCCAGTCCACTCGAGGAACAACCAGAGCAATATCCGAGGCAGTAATCTTCTTCACTGCCACCATATCTCTGTATACTTGATTGATGTAATTCGTAGTATACGAAACCTCTTCAATCTCTCCGGCAACCTCAGTATTATCGTTGCCCCATCTAATAGGTCTACCGATGCCAATATAGGTATTGGCGCTCGTCGAGAACATTTCGTTCTTTAGAGTTTCTGCAATCTGATACTTCAGAAGTGGCGTAATGACTGATTTCATGTTTATTCCGTTACAGTGATGATTTCGTAATCATAGTTTACGCTCTTATAATCTGGGTTCACTTTATATACCAGATTATTGGCATTTGCAATTGCGCTAGCGTCGGTGTTGATATAATCAGCAATCACACCGGTCACATTAGCGCGAATTATGGTTGCAAGCTTCTGAATTTGGATTCCGGTGTTGGTTGCGGTAAAGGCTGAATTGACGTTCAGTATTGTCGCAGAAGCGATGTTGACAACCTTCTTGACTTGATTATTTATGCGAATAATATCATTCGCTGCCAATTGAGTATTGAACGCGCTGCCTGTTCCAGTAACTAGAGCCGATCCCGAAGTAACTGCAACGGTACCGGTCTGTGCAGAGAACACATTAGCCACAGCAATATTATACAGAACCTGATCGCCGATTTGCAGGAACTCAAAGATATTATTGGAGTTTCCAGTAATTCTATACTGCGAACTGCCGTTAGTCAGCGTCAATCTACCCTGACCGACGTAGATAAAGTTGCTATCGACATTCAGCGTGGTTGCGCTCTCGATGGTCTTAATAGTCTTGACTTGGCTACGCAGCGGATTAGTGGTATCTGTAATGATCAGCAAGTCACCTACGTTAGCAGTATTGAACTCGGTTGAAACTCCGTTGACTCTTGTCGTGTAGGAGTTTTGCACATTGATCAACGAAGAAGCAGGGTTCTGCGCGTTCAAGTAGATAACCGTATTCGCCTGTGGCGTATTCACAATGCTTGACTGGGAAGTGGTGCGTGCTTGCATCGACATGCCAGCTGGGTGGACAATATCACGCAACGAAGCTCGATATTCCACCAACGACTTCTCAGACTCAATCACATAGGAATAATTGTGGTAGGTCTTGCCGTCCTGAGTTTTTTTATCTGCACTCAGGAAGCCGTCGGTATTGATAAAGAATCCGGGATACTTAATCAAACCGTTATAGAACTCAGCAATACCTCTGGCTCTGCCGTTTCCGTAGAACCATGGATTTGGTAGTCCATTGGCACGGGTGGCGATTGGGTATTCGGTAGGAGCAGGAACTCTGGCGGTCAGATTAACAGTAAAGCTCACGCCACCTTCGCTGGTGAAAGGAATGGAGGCATTGAAGTTACCGAACGACGCACCCGAGTAATTAAACAATCTAAGCACGTTAGTGGTGCGGTTATATTCCTTCACAATACCAGTGAAGATTGGGTTAACCAGCGACGCACCCTGATAGACTCTTTCGCCTTCGGTCAGAGTCTCATTTTCCAAGATTGGATCAATAACAATATCAACAACCTTGAAGGAAACTAGAGGTGCCGAGATATAATCAAAACCTCTGGACTTCATTCTGACGTCCGAGATTCTTCCAATTGCACCCGTCACCGTTACGGTTCTGAGACCTTCGCCGAATCCGTAAGCTGAAACTGCTCCACCGGTGCCCGTCGCCGAAACAACGCGAGCAGTCTTGGGTCCATAATAACCCTCACCACGATTAGTAATAGTGGTGGTCATGATAGCGCCAGCACTGTTTACGTTCACATAACCAGTGAATCCGTAGCCTCTGTCGCTGACCACAATACTATCGCCGTTGGCATAGCCGATTCCGGGATTATCGACATAAACGTGTGCAATATATCCAAATGCACCCATAGGCTGTCTAGTAGAAGTCCACAGTGCTCTTTGCTGAGCATAATCGTAGTTTTCCGACTCATACGTGTCGAAGTAACTGCTAACATCAACCGTCGGAGCAGTACGGAATCCGTATCCACCGTTGATAATATTGAACAGCGAAACGCCACCAGTCTGGATTAATTGATAGTTTTGTGTCTGTTGGATCTGGCTATCGATATTAGCAGGCAGCTGCGAGTTAGTGATGCTGTTGACAGTGAATTGCTTTAGCGTATTCGCTCCGATCAACGGACGATTTACGAGGAATCCAGTCGTGTTCAACGGAACCGTATTCGAAACCGCAAACAGAATAATAGTCGCAGTACAAGCAACGCCACCTGCACCAAAGCCAACTGAGCTATTCGAGGTGAGGATTTTTCCTCTGAAATTGGCAGTTTCGTACGACGCACCGTTAGCGTAAACGTCTTCGAAGTTATTATATTTCAACGTCGAGTTAGTCTCGGTGACGTTGATTACGATGTTTCTGTTATTCTGTGTGAAGATGGAATATTCCGTAGCACTCAACGCCACGCCTTCCAGATAATTAATCGGCATCATATCGACGCTGATATATTCTGAGAAGTTAAATTGGCTGTTGGAGTTTACAGAGTAATTGGCTGCAACCGCACGAATGTCCGTGCTCTGGTTGGCGTTAGGGTCATCGGTTTCCGAGCGATATACAATCGACTCAGTATTCCAATAAGTGCGATAACCATAACCGGGGAATAGAATGTTTAGACCTTCAATCGATCCAACCGTAACGTTACCCACCACCGCAACGGCATCGTTGGCTAGCGGAGTGCTGTCGAGACCGCCAAACACCACCACTGGATCGCCAACGTTATAGGTCAAGCCTCTGCGTCTTTGCTGTGGATCGGTCTTGATGTTGGAGTCAATACGAATACCAGAAATTGCACCGATGATTTTCTCAGAGAAACTTCTTTCGATGCCAAATTCGTCAGTATATTCGATTTCTAGATTTTCGCCGTTTTCGAATTCTTTGCTAACATTCGATACATAGATTTCTAGAATCTCATTTCCAAATACGCTGTCAATGGTCTTGTTTGCCGACTCGATAATACAAGTAGCAGTAGAAATAGATCCAATACCCTTGTGCTTCTCGAGCAGGTTTGGGTTAATGGAAAGATTTTGCCCCGTTAGCGTTAGCTGGAATGCCTGTGGCAGTTTCCACTTTCCGTCCGAAGCAATTAGAATCTGACGCTTTGGATAATAGATCTGGACGTCTTCGTCGAATAATACTCGGAACAGCCACTTGACGGATTCTTCGCTGCCCTTCTTTACATAGAACTCTCTTGCGCCTTTGAGAATCTTAACCAGATCCAGCGAAGTATTTTCGGGGAAGTATGGGAGCAGTTCCTGCTTGAACAGGCGAATGAATGGGTCTAGCGTCTCATCAATATCGCGATACTTGTCGATGTTTTGTATATGGAAGACAGTATTGCCAAATTGATAGGTGGTATTGCCTACGCCTTGGAACGAACCATTATTCTCTAGCCACGTGTAGTAGAGCTCGAGAAATCTTTGAAACTTCGAGCTACCTGAGCGAACGAACTCAGGCAGCTGAGTTTCAATCAGTGCCGAAACTGTTTTTTCTACGCTGGACATATTAATAACTTACCGCGCCGACTCGAATGTCAATGGCAGCAGGATCCGTAATATCAACCGTCAAAATGGCGTTGCGAGTGGTTGAGAACACGTTTGTTTCCGGCTGTGCCTTGAAGACCATAGTTCCGAATGGATCCTTGACGCTTACTGGTGCGAAATTATTTAGTTCGATATATCCCTGATTATAGTAGATGGTTCCGGCATTATTATTGATGACACGCTTGATATTGTTGGAGTCATAGTAGTAGATTCTCAGCGCGCCTTTCTTGCCTTGCAGAATTGCTCTTGCAGTAGCTCCGGTGCCATTACCACCAGAAATTCTAACGATTGCTGCCGAATAATTAGCACCCGGATTCGTTACCACAATAGACTTTAGCTTGCCGTTGACAACAATCGGTGCAGCACTGGCACCAGTTCCGTCGCCTTCGATCATAATCTCTGGCAGGTCAGTGTATCCATCGCCAGTGGTAACCACTTCGATCTCATCAATACCGGTGAACGACTGGGGAACTTCCTCAATGAATGCATTACGCAGAACATTGAATTCGTCGTAAATCTCAAACGACGGCGAGGAAGTAACTCTGTCCAGCGCGGTTCCTTTCTTGAGGGGAACGTAGAAGTCTAGGCGATAGCTCTTGGACTGGTTTAGTTCTGGACGGAAACGCTTCTCAATATAGATCTTTGTAGAGTTATTCTCGATCGATGGATCCGCATCGTCAATTGCACGAATAAGCTTGGAAGCTTTAAAGGTATTATTGAAAGTGTTTAGATTCTCATCCACAAATCCAACAATTGCACTACGCACTGCAGTTTGAATTGCACCCGCAGTCAGCGTTGTCTTGCGTGGATCGTACATAACATCCACAACAAAGTTTAGATAATTGTAATCAGCAGGCACGTATTCTGGAGTAACCGTAAGCACCGAAACAGGGCGAATGACATCGTTTTTCAGATACTCGACTTCTGTTTCTGTGATTTCGTAGTTACCGCGTGGCTTGACCGAGAAGAAAATCTTTCCATAAACCGGAGGCACTGCCTCTTCTCCACCCCATACGGTGACGGAGTCGAAGTATGGATAGTTCTTATTGATCATTGCAATATAATCGTTCTTGGTAACTGCACGGTTCTGTGCGATAAAACTCTTGGGTGCAGTGAACTTGATATTCTCGATGCTTTCTTCGAGTCGACCCGCTGAGGATTCCGTCAGCAGAGTGATAGTGGGTGTGGATCCGGGCTTGACATTATCTGCCAATCTAAACACTCGAATTCCATTCGCCGCATCGCCCGAGGTTACAATATACGACACAATAACAATATTGCCTTGCACTAGCTGCTTACCGATAACTCCATCGCCGAAGTAGATCTGGTACTTACCATTTCTATTTTCCTCGACGTAATAAACTGGTGAATCAGTAAGAACCTCAGTTGCGTCCTCTGCCAATACAAACGTCTCTAGATTGGCATTCTGGTTGGATCGCTGCACCTGAACCACTAGCGTGTCGAGATCGATTCCTGCATCGGGGAGCTCGAAAATCTGCTTTGGATTATTCGTCGAATCGTAAGTAAAGGTATAGCCGACAGGCTGACCTTCCTTTAGCTTGACACCTTCGAAGTTAAAATATCCAGCATTGTTCTTGGAAACTACTCGGGTTTCCGTGTTGACGAACACATAGCTCTTTCCGTCTTTTGGCGAGGTGACGAAACGAGTGAATCTTGGCAGAGTCATCGCCGAGTTTGCGCCACCACTGACTTCTTGGAATGCCACATTAATTGTGGCTTGCGAAGCCACTCGGCTTCCCGGTGTATAACCCAGAAGCTTGGCATGGGAAACTACCGAAGGACGCGTCAACGCAGTGTCGATAAACATCTCGTTGGCGACCATATTCAGGTAGAAACTCATGTAGTGAGTATTGTAGGCAAGCAGATCCAACAGAACTGCCATACCAGAACCTTCAAAGTTGTAATCGCTAAATTCGTTCTGCGACCTCAGATAATTCTTGAGGTTATTCTTTATTTGCTCGAAGTCGAGCTCAGCGATTTTTAGCTTTGCGTCTGAATCTGCCATTTTATCTTACTCTTTCTAGAAAAAGATTGATCGTAATTGGATCAGGATTGGAAACAATAAAAAAGGTCAACGTGACGTCATATCGTTGGCGATCATAGTCTGGGTCTACGACAATACCCTGTAGATTTACACGAGGCTCGAAGTTTGACACCACATTCTTAATCTCGTCGCGAATCTGTAGCGACGTCAGTCGATCAATTGGTTCGAAGAGCATCCTTCTCAGATTCGATCCAATAGCAGGCTGGAATGGACGCTCGTAGAACGAAGTCAACAACAAGTTGCGAACCGACGTCATAACTGCAGCGACGTCTTTCTTTTTGGTGATGTCACCGGTGACTGGATGCGGTAAAAACTCCAGATCCAGATCGGTATATTTTTTGGTGCTCTCAGCCATCTTTCTTTAGGTCGCCCTTTACCGAGGAAGTCGTGGTTAGTTCTACGACAGATTTGGAGTTTGCATAGTGGGTTTGGAGAATGTACAAAACTTCTAGTGCCTCGATTTGCTTAGCAATATTATCATAGCTGGCAATGTCGTTGTCCACAGAATTCTGTAAATCTAGACACATCGTATTTATCGTGTTTGCCATAAATGTAAGAGCACCAGCCTCGCCTCCCTGAGAGGAAACAAAGCTTGGGTCGCGCATTAGTGGAACAATATCCTTAATCTTTTGCGACAAATCCGCCACCAGACTCACCTTTAGAATAGACCCAGCCTGCGCTGCCACGTGGTCGGTTTTATTCGACGGTGCATAAGCACGCATGGCTGCTGCTTGCTCGAGAATCTTCTTCTGGGAAATCTGTGCCGAGGACTTTGCCTTGGTGGCAATCTGCAGCCTAGTGCCATCCACCACCATATCCGTATTGCTGTATGCGGTGTTTGCCAAAACTCTAACTGTATTATCCACCAGCGTTCCCGTAAAGACCACGAATGGATCCTGCGTCATCACCATTAATACTTCGCGCAGGAATACGTTTTTATTATCGTGCATTACATATAGCTCAGTCAGCTGGTGTTCTTTGTCGGCAGAAGCCTGCACCAGATACTTGCCCGAGCGATACTTATTAGCAGGGAAGGAGATAATATTTGTAAAAGAATTCGCTTCTAATCCAAAGAATGTCGAGTACTCTGAGGTGGAATCATTCTGGTTATTGGCGAATGGCGAGTCGCTGGCGAGTGCCACTCCCGATAGACGATCCGTGTGATCCTGAAAGCGATTCAAATACGACACCGCACCACTCAATCCATCGCCTCCACCCAGTGCAGACTTGAGAGTGTTATAGGCAGTATTCATCGCAGGATTCGACGCAATACTCGCTAGCTCTACGTCTAGTCCAGCAAAGTTATTCGCCGTGTAATAGGAAATGGTCGACTTTAGGTCTGCAATCACAGTGCCCAGAGGATTGGTGGAAATCTGGGAAAGAGTTTGCTCCAGACCTGTATTGCCATTGGCAGCGCCCATGGCTAGCGTCACTAGACTGTCTGCTAATAGATTATCTTCAGCCATATTATTCGCTCAACTCATCGGTTGGTGGTTCTTCAGGCGGCAATTCTTCCACGACTGGGGTTGACTGCACTGGTTCGACGAATGGTTCGGGTTCTTCTGGAACCGGAATGGCGACGGTTTCTGTCGATGGATATAGACGCTTGCCGGTTTCGTAGGTGAACTCCTGACGATCTTCGCTGCGTGGTAGTAGCGTATCCACAAGGCTGACGACCACTTCCTTGGCGAGTGCCAAATCCACCACCTCTTGGCAACCGGTCTGGATAAGCACTTGGTCCACGATATCCAGATTCTGGATGTATCCAGAAATACCATTCATAACATCCTCGAACTCGAGCATCGAGGTCTGCAAATCTAGGAACGGAATGGTTCTCTGCAGCGTCATCTGTGCGGTTGCAATTGCCGACTTTGCAATTCCAGAAATTTGTGGAATTGACTGAGTGATTCCCAGAATATCCTTTCCAGAAATCGATCCCAGAGAATTGGTAATTGTAGAAACCGCAGAAGACATCGAAATTGGGAGCGAAGCAATTGCTCCCGGCGAAGTCAATGCCTGCAGCGAACCCAAGAAGTTGTTGCCCTGAATTACCGAACTTAGAGCATCCGAAGCTGCTGTGGTTACAGTTTGTGCAATACCAGCCACGCCACCCACAATACCTGCTCCAGCAATACTGTTTATATTCAGCCCACCGGCAGCGCTGGCAACCGAACCACTGACCGTTCCAAAGTCGATTCCATTGAACGCTGGGGAAGCTGCCAGTGCCGAACGGAAGCTGGAAACAACCGGTGCCCCTGCAGCCACCAACGATCCATTCGGTGCCATACGGAAGCCATTGGCAGTGGCTGGTGCGGAAGGAGTTGGCAGACCCGTGGCTGCAGCGTCAGAACCCGAGCCACTCGGTAGAATCTTGCCAATACCTCCCGGTTTATCAGTCTTGGGAGGAATCTTGACCTTATTGCTGACGTTACCTGCGAGGTTAATCGTAGAGCCAGCCAGAGTGGCAGTGCTGCCCTTTAGATTAATCGGACCACCAGAACTGAACTTTCCGGGACCACCAGACTTAATATCTGTGGTGCTTCCGGACTCTAGCTTCAGCGACGCACCTGCCTTGATCTTTACGTCGCCTGCTGCCGACATATCAATCGACGCAGCTTCTACGTTTAGCTTTCCACCAACCTTTACATTACAGTTTCCAATAACCGTAATATTGCAAGTGCCTTCCACATAGATATATTCATTACCAATAGTCAGGGAGTAATTATCTTTGATAACTTTCTCGACCTTGCTACCAGTATTGTCATACTCCATAAAGGTGCCCATTTTGTGGGCGAGGTGCACTCTTTCGTTGCCGAAGGTATCGTCGAGTTCAAATGCGTGACCGGACTCTGACTCGTGTGCGTAGTTATATGGATAGGTGGGATTGTAGCGAGGATCGGGTTCATCCCACGTAGCACCACCTGCCGTTGCCACTCCCTTTAATACCGAACGCTTGCGCTTTTCAATCACTGTGCCGTCGGGTCTATTACGAGCCAGACGACTGGTCGTGGGCTCATTAATGCGACTGCCCAACGGATAGGTTTCTTTTTGTGGCGCAGCGCCGAAGTCTTTTCTTGGATCCGAGAAACCTTTCTCAAAGTCAGGCTTGGAAATAGGTTTACCGGGAAGGACGCCAAGGATTACTGGATTCTGAGCATTGTCAGAGTCCATAAAGAATCCCAGCACATAGTCACCTTCTTTGGGTGTATAGGTGGCTGGGGAATTTGGCGGTAGAACTGGGTGTGCCCAAGGCAGTGCTTCGGTGGGCAGGAGTGCCTTGTCGTCATTGTGCCAACCAAAGCACCGAACTCGCACTCTGCCGAGGAACTCGGGATCGTTGCGGTCTTCGACCACGCCAATCCACCAGACGAATCCCTCTTTACCAATAAAATTCTTCATTCCTGCCATATCAATTACCCGATGCGATTCTTGTCAGATTAGCTGGAGCAGGCAGATCCTTACCGAAAGAATCCGTCACCAATTCCATAACCGACTCAAAACCTTCCTGTGTGAATTTGTGATTTACTGCAGAAACAAGATATTTGCAGGTTCTATATTCGTCCATTGTTTTTCCAGTTTCATCTGGAGCAACGAATTTTGGGAACTCGATTTCTACAATATCCCCGGCTCTGTAAAGAATATCACCCGGAATAACAATCTCAATTCTGAAAGAATTGATCGCTGCCATATGCAGAGCTCGAGGCAACATCCACTTATCCACAGAGTTTTGCTTCTCTGATTTGGTGTCGTTAATCTCTAGATAGGTGGTTGCGTAGGAATTAAACGAATTAAATGCGGTATTACCCAGAACGTTCACCGCAGAGTTTAGTTGCTTCTTCTTGTTGAGCAGGTTATTTTCTGCGCCTTGCATCGAGTAGTTATAGTTCTTGTGGGTCTGTGAGAAGATATCCACTGCCAAAAGACTCGACGCATACGATCCATTACTGATAGAAGTAATAACGTCGAAGTCATTAATAATACGGAATTTGTCGATAGAGTCGATGTTCTTGGTAGGTTCTGGGGCATCGATATTCTTTGCTTCGAACTTGATCTTCTTCAGAGGCTTTTGCTGGTATAGTCCCTGCAGACTGCGGAAGTTATAACCAGTGGTGCTTTCGTAGAAGAAGTAGCAAAACTTCGGCGAAACATCATACGCTCTCGCCACTGCCCACTGAATAACCTCCAGCGGGCGATAGTACGGAACAATAAAGTCATACGTTCCACTGGTCTGCTCGATACGATCGATTCGCTTTGGAAGCACCTTTAGATCGTTCAGCAATACGTCGGTGATAATATCCGTGGGCGACTTACTTTGGTAGGCTTTGCTGATTCTCGTAGAGTTGGAGAGAATCATCTCCTCCGAGCAAAAGTGAATGATATAGTTCTGGGCGTGGGCAGAGTTTCTTTGTGGCTCGCGATCGGTGACTTTGTAGACTCGGAAAGTCTTTTCCAGAGGTCGTTTAAGCGATGGCTTGTCGATGGAGATTTGCAGGTATTCGTTACCACACATACTGAACGAATTGAACAGATCATTACCGTCGGAAATAACGATATTCCCATTCATAACCGATGAGAATATATCCTGGAAGATCTGCATTTCAAGAAACACAGCTCTCAGGTCGATAGATTCTCCGGTGGAACTGAAAAGAATGAGTTTATTGATCTCATAGTCTTTGGTTCCAAATACGCCATCAGTTAATTCACTAGCCATTTTGCATCAATAACCTGAATTCTTGTTCGACTTGGGGGATGTATTGCTTATCTAGCAGCTTGATTGTGCGACGCTTTTCATTCTGTTCGACTTCGTATGTATAGTTTGAAACTGCACGAATAGTCGTGGTGATATTACAGACTAGGTTTCCGGGCAGCGCAATGGTTTCTACCGACTGTTGCACTTCCGAGTCGGCAGTTCCCGGCAGCGAGGCACGAGGGATAATCTGTCCCGTCTGGAAGTTAACCTGATTCTCATTCACTGTGTAATAGTCCACGCTTCTTTCTACGATAGAAGAATTCAGCGTGGTCACTTTATTAATTCTCATCTCATAGTGATGAATGGTGGACTGAGACTGGCTCAGGCTCTGGTTATACTTCTTCGGAATATACTTATCCAGCACCGATTGGCGCATGGGGAATTGGTAGAACGGATCGTGAATTTTATTGAACAGCAGTACGATCCAGTGTCTCTGTGGATCGTTATAAAGCTTGTCAGCAATGATTTCCGGCGTGTCGGTATCCTTGATCTGATAGGTATAATAGATGGCAGTGTTTTCGGAGATTTCTTTTAAGAAATTAGACCGCGCCAAAATGTTTGTAACAATCTGGACATTTTCTGCATTATTATCCGAAAAGGTGTATGCAATACCTGGGAAATTTTTGAAATAACCAGCCATTTATTAGTATCCCTGATCGATGAGTTCTTTGTGCATAATCTCCACTTCTTTGAAGCGAAGCTGCATGGCAATCTCTACTGGAGTGCCGTCCTCGAAGGTAGCAAACTGACCGGCAGTGACGTAGTTGACATCGACACCCAAAAGAACGCAAGTCGAGAACTTGTGCAGTGCTGGGTGTCCGTTCATATTGAACAGATACTCAATGTCGAATTCCGAAGGAGGAATAAAGTAACGAGCGCCACCGCCACCCTTGACGAGCTCTGGTGCAGCATGGAAGCGGAAGGCTTTAATAATCTTCAATACGCTGTCGGCTTCTGCCTTGCTCTTTGGGGTGAACTTGAAGTCGAACTGGAACTCTCTGTGGTTGATTGTCTTGTAGAGAATTTCAACTTGAGGGTTCTGCGCCACGCCAAACGACGCATTAATAACTTGCTCGATTCCCCCACCAAACTGCCCCGTGGCTTTAGCTGCAGCACCCAAGGCTTCTGAGAAGGCAGCAGAAGTTGAACTGCTGCGGTCCTTAGTTCTACCAGAACCGCCATTGGCGATAGACGATCCCACTTCCTTAAGCGTATCAGCAATACCACTGCCCACCGCATCCGAGCCTTGGGCAATAAAGCCTGTCATACCCAGTGCTTCGGTTAAGCTGATCGCATCATACTCGTTCAGCATGGTATTCTGTACTGTGTCTGGAATATGCAGAACGATAGACTGCATAAGTCTACGAGTCTTTCTGGTGAGGTCGACATTAGCTGCCACAATCGACGCAACAGCACCTGCGCCTAGCGAACCGAATGCCTGTCCAGCAGCCTTATCATAGTTGCCTTTTGAAACAGACTTTGAAATATTACCAAGGTTCTTAACGAACGCACCAGCCAATCCTGCAACCGTTGCGTCGCCGGCAGTAATGCCTTGCGTGTTGCCTAGCTGGGTGGTTCCTGCTCTATTAGCGTCTGCCTGTGAAGAGATTCCGCTTGGATCTAGTGCAAAGTTTTGGTTGCCGTTATATTGCGAACGTTCCGGCAGATTGATATTGAACTTAATGCTGTGTGCGTAGCCTTGGATATTTTCTGGATACGCCAATGCCTCTTTAGCAGCATATCTAGAAGGCTCGTCTAGAGATTTAATCGGACCAAGAATGGGAATATTCTGGGCAATCCTACTTGTGAACGAATCAGCCTGAGCTCGAAAGTCGTTAAAAGTGTCTGCCAAGTTTAGATTAAATATTCTGTTGAGATCTGACATCTTATTCCTTGGAAAGAGACTAAATATTTATATGGCATATTCAGGAAGATTCGTACCAGAAAACCCGAAGAAGTATCGCGGCGATCCGACCAAGATTTTCTATAGAAGTCTTTGGGAACGGCGCGTCATGGTGTATCTGGACAAAAACAGTGCAATCCTTGAGTGGTCAAGTGAAGAAATTGTTATACCTTATTTATCTCCGGTAGACGGAAGATGGCACCGCTATTTCCCAGATTTCTATGTGAAGACTAAAGAGGGTTCAATGATTATCGAGGTCAAGCCTGCAGCGCAGTCTGTTCCACCCGCGAAGCGTGGTCGAGCAACCAAGAAGTATCTGGCTGAGGTTATGACCTATGGCGTCAATCAGGCAAAGTGGAAAGCTGCAGAAGAATACTGCGCCGATAGATTATGGAAGTTTAAGGTTGTCACAGAAAAGGATCTAGGAATCTAATGCCGTCACTATACGAAAAGCTAAAGAAAGAAATGAACGCTGTCGGGATGAAGCCTCGCACAGCGTTGGCGCGTTCTTGGCTGGTGAATAAAATCGCCCAGCTAAAGATCCCCACCAACCGTTCTAGTTTGCTGAATGATCCAAAGCGTGCAACGGGTTTCGCAATCGTAGGAAAGATGTTCTTCTATCGCTACGATCCAAAATATAAAGACACGCTGCCTGTCTGGGACAGATATCCGCTAGTGCTTCCGATGGATCTATACGGTGATGGATTCCTTGGGCTAAATCTGCACTACCTAGACCCATACAGCCGTCTGTATCTACTAGACCTGCTACACGACTTCATCAATAACGAAAAGTACAACGACAGCACTCGGTTCAAGCTTTCGTATCAGGTGCTGAATGCATCCAAGCGATACAAGATGATCGAGCCTTGCATCAAACGTTATCTGTATACGCATATCGTTTCGTCGATGATTTATATTGAACCCGATAGCTGGGAAACGGCAATCTTCCTGCCAACTGAAAGATTCTATTACAACAGATAAATAATAAGACCTTCAGAGGGAAACTAGATGCCTTTCAATATTAACGATTTTATGGCTCACTATGCTGGGCATAAAGAATATTCCAAGACATCCAAGTTCGAGGTATTCATCGTCAAGCCTCCTGCGCTGGCACTGCCTTCACCGAATGGTCTGCAGTTCCAGTGCGAAACTTCTGAACTGCCCGGATACAATATCAATATCGTAGAGGGCAGAGTCTATGGCGCGTCGTATGCGGTGGCTGCCACCCCAGTATTCAACGACCTGAACCTGACGTTTATCTGCGCCGGCGACCTGTGGGAAAAGCAGTTCTTCGATGCATGGATGGACTTCATTCTACCCAAGGGCGAGTACGAATATCTGGCGAAGTTCCGCGAATCATACACTGCCAACATCGAAGTTCGCCAGTTCCTCGAGACCGGAGAAATTGCATACAGAGCAACTTTCTTCGAAGCATTTCCAACCTCCGTTGCACCAATTACATTGAACTGGGCAGACGACGGAATCAATAGATTGAACGTGACATTCAAGTACAGACATTGGGATAAAAGTTAATAGAGGTGAATAGTTATGCCGTTGCCAAAGATTGAACATCCAATCCATGAAGTGTATCTAAAGTCGCTGGATCGTAAGGTCAAGTTTCGTCCCTTCTTGGTTAAGGAAGAAAAGCTGCTGCTGATCTCCAAAGAGTCGGAAGAAATCGAGACCGTCAAGAACGCCATCAAACAGGTACTGCGTAATTGCTGCCTTGAGGACGTAGATATCGACAGCCTGCCTTTGTTTGATATTGAGATGTTCTTTATTCACCTACGCATTAAGTCCGTGGGCGAAAAGGTAAACATGGCATTCACCTGCAACAATATCATAGAAGAAGTTCCTTGTGGCGAGGTTACGGAATACTCCATGGACCTCAACAAGATTGGATACGAAATCCCCGAAGGTCATAAGAACGTTATTCCTCTCAGCAAGGACGTTGGAATCAAGCTTAAGTATCCAACAATTAACCTAGACATCCAGCAATCGGACGATGCGTACACGGTTGCGCTAAAGGTTATTTCCGATAACATCGAGCTCATCTACGATGGAGACTCGGTGTATTATAGAAAAGATATCGGTGACGATGAGATGGAGAATTTCTTGAATGATCTAAGTATGGATCAGATCGAGGAAATCAGAAACTTCTTTGTCACGTTGCCAAAGGTTGTATTGAACGACAAGATGGTTTGTAAGAAGTGCAAGTTTGAGCACGATGTTAACGTAGGAGATCTCTACGGTTTTTTTATCTAATCTTTGGTTATGATAGCCTTGAGAATTATTTCAAGACTAATTTTGCAATGATGCAGCACCACAAGTATAGTTACAGTGATATTGAGAATATGCTTGCTTGGGAGCGTCAAGTGTATATGACTTTATTGTCTGGTTATGTTAAGGAAGAAAACGAACGTTTACGCTTAGAAGCCCAGACCAAAAGAAGATAGTAAATGGCAAGAAAAAGAAACAGAAAAGGTATCAACGACAAAGATGTCGAGAACCTACGCAAGTCCATGCGCGATCGCGAGATGGAGTCGCAAGCACCAGAAAAAGCCAAAGAAGCTTTTGCTGCTGGTGGCTTGAAGTCAGCCTTTTCTGCTTATAAAGAAACTGCAGCCAAGGAGCGCCTTGCCAAGACCGGAAAGAAAACCGGTTACGGAGAAATGCTCAAGGGTGCAGGCTTCGATAATCTGGGAAGTTTTGTTGGTGCTTTCTTCGACAAGAAAGGTTCTGAAGAAGAAATCAAGCAGGCGCGTAAAGAGCTCGGCTATAAAGACGACGAAGAAGAAACCGATAAAAAGAAAAAGATCAAGCCAGTAAAGTCTAACAGTGGCGCACAGCAAAAGCTCAAGCAGATCGGCGAGGATATTAAGAAGATTCTGACCGACGTTGCATACATTCGCGAGCGCGTCAGTCCAAAGCAGATCGATATTGGTAAGGGTCAAAACAAACAATCAATGCAGTTTGATCCACTAGCGCCTAGTGGCGAGCAGGTTCGTGGTTATACCGAGTCTGGTAAACTAAGCACCCTGAAGCCCAGCGCCAAAGACGAAAAGTCTGTCATCATGAAAGCAGCACTGCTGGCATCTAAGCTTGCAGTCAAGGCAGACGACAAAGAAGAAAAAGACAAAAAGACTTATGAGCTAAATCGTTTCAAAGACCCAACCGAAAAGAGCGTCACTAGCGAAGACTTCGGTGCCACTGATCCATTGATGGCACTGAAGACCAGCATGGAAGAAAACTTCCAAAAGGTTTTCGAGAGACTGGATAAGCTAGACAAAAAGGTCGATGAAGTTGAAGCTAATAGTGACAAGGGATTAGACCCAACAGAACTCCTTGGAAGAAAGGGAATGCGTGGTCTGAAGAAAGCTGGAAGAGCTATCGGCAGATCCACTAGAGCATTAGGTAGAGTTGCAAACACGGTACTGCGCAGTGGAAGTTTACAGACTGCGGTTGGAGTTGGTGCTGTCGCCACAGTGATGTATGGCACTGCTAAGATGGCGACAGGTGGTGTCCAGAAAGAGCAAATGGACAAGAATGTCAAGGCAGTTGAGCCATACGGTCTTAAGCTGAAGTACAAAGTCGGCAAGGCGAATATGCCTGAAGACATTAAGTACGAGTTGAACGGAAAGGAATACAAGTTTGAAGACCTGCCTGCTGAATACAAGACCATTATTAGAGCTAACGTTGGCGACACACGTAGTAAAGAGTCGCGCGATGCTCAAGAGGAAATGTCAAAGAACCCTGCCAAGTATCAGGCAATTCTAGCAGCAGCCAAGAAGGGAGAAAAGGTTCCTGTCGCCAGAACATGGGACGGGCTAGAAAAAGAACTAACCGAGTGGATCTCCAAGACTTGGGCGGCTGATAGAGTTCAAAAGAATGCCGCTGCTGATGCTTACCTTGGATACTTCGATAAGATTAAAGGTAAAGGTGCAGTTCCTACCGTACAAGAACTAGTAGCCGCATCTGGTGTAACTATTGCAGTTCCTGGTAAAAATGATACTCCTGCTGCGGAAGAACTGCAAGAAGTTAAGGTTGGTACGCCCAGAGAGCCTCAGCCTGCACCAGCAGCTGCCCCTGCTCCTACGCCACAACCAACCCAAGAACCATTACAAGAAATCAGTGTGGCTGCTCCAAGAGAAGCAGAGCCAATGGCTGCTGTGGTTGGTGCACCAAGAGCCCAACAAGAACCTTCAGTCAGCTACGGTGCAGCACCCACAACAACCCAAGCTGAAGAAGTTACTCCAACTGGTAAGCCAGCCGAGCCTGCAATTTCAGCCCCATCGGCACCAGTAGCTTCTGCGCCTTCTGCTGCACCTGCTGCTGCACCAAATATTCCTTCAGGCAGCGCAACGCCGAAGAAGGTTTCCTCTAATGCGGGTCGTGATGCAATGATTGCTGCCATGGACAAGAGAGGTATTACAGACCCAACTCAGCGCGCCGCGATTATGGCACAGGTTGCTCATGAGTCTGGTGGTTTCACTACGCTGTCAGAGAATCTCAATTATAGACCTAATGTGCTTACAAGCATGTTCAGCTACTACAAGAGAAACCCTGACGAAGCTGCACAGGACGCCAAGAAGCCAGCAATTATTGCAAGTAAGATCTATGGCTCGAGAATGGGCAACGGTCCACCAGAGACTGGTGACGGCTGGAACTATAGAGGCAGAGGATTCATTCAATTGACTGGCAAGAGCAATTACAAGAAGTTTGGAGTTTCAAATCCAGACTCGCTACTGTCGCCAGAAAAGGCAGCTGAGAACGCTCTGGATTATATGCTAGGTTACAAGGGTGACTGGAGCGACGTAGACTCTGTTACCAAATATGTAAATGGCGGACACCACGGCTTGGCTGAAAGAAAGTCATACTTCGCTTCCTTTAAGGAAGATCCTTCAGTTACAACACCGGGAACTGTAAAACCTCAACCAGCAGCTGGAGGTTCTGGTGGTGGAGGTGGTATGGTAGCTTCTGCTGCGCCAAGTCCTTCTGGTGGTGGAGGTTCAATGGCACCAGCTTCCGGTGGGTCTGCAGCAATTTCACCTAAAGCGACTGCAACTCCAGTGGCTTCTACCAGTGGCGCTACGCTGGACAATGGTTCTAAGGCGATGGAACAAGGCAAGGCAGCTGCAGCTTCTGGTACAACAGTTGCACCGGTTGTTGTCGCCGGGACACCACCGCCTGCTGCACCAGCCGGTGCCGGTAGCAAGCAGACTCTAGCTTCTGCTGGTGCGCGTTCTAATGAAAATACATTTAATCGTGCATTGTCGAGAGATTTCAGTCACCCGACCTCGTTCACGTCAGCTTCGCCTGCATAAAAAAGAGGGGGCATTCAGCCCCCTCTCATAGATCCTACAGTAAGTAGGATTACTCTTCTGTCAGCTTCTTAAAGAACGACAGGTCATCATCCTCATCGTCCACGGTCACCGTTTCAGCAGTAACCTTGGGCTTTGCAGGAGCAGCTGCCTTCGGCTCATCCCAAGGAAGTTCTTCCTCATCAATCTTCTTAGCACCAGTTGCCGCAGCACCACCAGCACCCAGAACCTTGTCGAGCTTTGCCTTCAGTTCATCATAGCTCTTGAAGTTTTCAGCCTTGAGGAATTCCTTCAGCGAATAAGCAGACTTCCAAAGCTTCTCGATCTTGGCATCGTCGCCACCCAGAACTGCCGACGGCTCATCAAACTCCGACTTGTCGTAGTTACGATAACCTTCAACGTTACGGATCTTGATCTTGAAGTTGGCACCCTTCCAGAAGTCGAAAGGATTGACCGGCTTCTCGTCCTCGAACTCAGGCGAAAGCTTTTCCTGAATCTTGTCGTAGATCTTCTTGCCAAACTTATAGAGGAAGATCTTACCTTCGTTCTCAGGATGCTTCGGATCAGAAACAACTAGAATGTTGCTGATATATGTCAGCTTGCGCTTCTGCTTGCGAGCAATTTCCTTGTTCGCTTCAACGCCAGAGTTCCACAGCTTAGTGTTGAGCTCAGAAACAGGATCCTTCTGACCGAGAGTGGTCAGCGAGTTCTCGATGTACCAGCCACCGGGACCCTGAAAACCGTGCGAGAAAATCTGAACCCAAGGCAGACCATCTTCACCGTCAACTGCCGGTGCGTCGAGAAAGCGAACGATTGCATAACCGTTGCCCGTCTTATCGACTTCAGGCTGCCAGAAACGATCGTCCTCACGACGACCACCCGTTGAAACCTTCGACGACTCCATTGCCTTCTTCAGCTTATCGAGCGACGAATTGTTCTTCTTAAGACTTGCGAAATCCATATTTGTATACCTCGTATATAGATGTATTTTAAGTATTAGCTCTTGTCCACAAACGCATAACTATTCAAGTAGTATATATCAAACCTACTCCTTTGTCAAATGTTTTTTGACAATCCCTTTCATCTTGTCAAGATCAAGCGACAAGAATGATCCATACTTCCTAACTCTCATTGCAATTTTAGGATAGATGACCGTATCACTTAGCTCTCTATCCCAACGCTTGAAACAACCCATGAGGTTGTTAAAGATCACCATAGTTTCCAGAGAGATATCTTTCTGCATGTACATCTGCAAAACCTCTGGATAGTCACCATCGTTGCTAGTGAACTTCTGCTCTAGAACCTTGTGCTTTGGTAGTTCATCGTTGTCGGTTTCTAGCAGCTTCACCAGATCATTTTCAAAAATGTACGATAGCGACTCAACCTTACGCTTCCATTCAGTGTAAGTCTTTTGCGACTCATCTTCTAGAAGCGACCTCGTCCAAGTTTCCCCATCATTGATAAAGTTTGCAACCAGAAACGGTACAACCTCATCATCACTCAGCTTCCGCGCAAGCTTATGGAACATATACTTGTCGCGACGTTTTTGAAACGCATCAACTCCAATCTTTGCCTTTCCGCTGCCGAGAAAGAAGTTGTACTTCTCGTTTGTGAAGTGAAGCTTCACAGCCAAGTAAGTAGCGCAAAGATCATGCCCGTTCATACGAACCAAATGTATTTCACCAGTGCCACAATAGAAAGGATCATGATAGAAAGTGTCATCAATGCTTCGATGCCACCCACTATTATTACAAACTTATTCATAGCGGTAGCTTTGCGCTTCTCTGAATGTATCGCAGCTGCATTGCTTCTTCTTCCAGCCTTGCCTTCAGAACGTCATTGACCAGTGACGCTGCAGTTTCAACTTCAAGACCAAGTTCTTCACAGTAGGACACAATACACTCCATGCAATCGATCTTGTACTGGTCTGCTCTAGATAGCATCAGTGTGGAGAATTCGTCTTTTTCTTCTTTGGTTGCCATTACATCATCACCTATAGAATACATGAGTTCCAATTTTTACAACGACCTCTTTTGTTTTGGACCAGCTAGGGCTGACATAGTCAGCATGATAAAAGAGCACAGAACTGTCTATTATAGCTGATCGCTTGCCCATAATCAAAACTTCTTCAGCAACTCGCTTCGCGGCTCTGTAAGCACTGCTGTTCAATACAACTTTCTTTCCCGGCTGACAAGTCCAAGAGAACTGGCACCCCTGATAAATTACAGCACAGAAAGTCTTTGGGTACTTGTTAGACTGGACTCGGTTCTTTGTAACCGTAGCCACTGCCATCTTACCAGCATACGGCTCGTGTGCAGCTTCAAAATAAATGTTCTTTGCAAGGCACTCAACTTCTCTTTGGACGTATGGTGACTTGCGTGCACGCATCATTGCTTCGTTGAATGCAATTTCTAGGTCGCTCATTTCTTGCTGCATATGCGACTGATACTGTTGGTACTGCTTCTCTAGGTTGTTGTACTTGTTCTGCATATACGCATAGACTGAGAGAACACTAGTAATGAACAGTAAGGTTATTATCGCATATGTCTTCATGACATCACCACCATAATGGCTTATTGCGGTCTGGAGTCTTGTAGAACACGTCAGACTCTTTGAGAGCAATCACTTGCAACTCTTCAGCGCGTTTCTTTGTGTCTTTAGTGTTGTTTAACTTTTCGTATGGGTAATACTTGACCGAAACCTTGTTGATGATCATATACAGGTTTACCAATCGTTCCATCACAAACGAATAGTTGATCAAGTGTTCTTTTCTGTGGCGACTACGCTGCACGTGCATGAAGTCATATAGAAGCTCATCTTTCTGCACAACAGAATTACACTCAGCAGCAAACTCCATCCATCCTTGCCAGAAGCTAGAGTTGCCGATATAAAAATGGCACGTGCTGTTGTATCGTACTGGGAAACTAGAGTGCAGTAGATCTATGCGATCTAGTCCCATGAGCCGCATAAGTCTTTCCACGCAAGGGATCATTCCCTTGTGTACAACTTCACCATGGTGGAAGATGTTTGGATGATTAGCTGCTACTTCGGGGAAAGGATTGATGTGATACACATCGTATCCTGCGTTATCTGCAATCCAATCAAGGAACATTCGCCCTTCGAGCGCAGTCTTCTCTTTCCATCGCCAGCTAACCATACCCCAATACTCAGGCTGTTGCATAGAGTACAGGCTCTTCAGTAGCGGATACTCTCTGAGTTCTGGATTGGTATTCTCGAGATTAGCGAACGGAACGAAGGCTGAGTCAAGATGACTCAGCTGATCCTCTCGGAAGTACACCTGATAAACACGAACATCCATCTTCAGACTCAGACTTGCTCTTTGCCCCAACGAATCTTGAGCCACAGCCGCTCATGAATATAGTGCGCAAGTGTCATGAAGATATTGATAACGATAGCACCCTCAAGACCAGTCCAGATAGCAGTGATAAGCGTAGCAACTAATCGCCAACAGGCAGCGCGGACGAGTGTGCGTTTGTGTGTTTCTGTCATTTTGCACCTTAAGTAGAGGTGGGTTTATTCTGTTTCCAAGAAAACCCACCGAAAACTCAGGAACCTAGACTGCTATTAAGCAGCTAGAGCCATGTCGTAAACATCATCGTTTGCGTTTACTTTGTTTGCGCTGATTAAGTCAGTCGCCTCACTGGTAGCTCCGAGGTTATTACTTGTCCCGTCAAAACTGGTCACCCCCGTAGTGGTGGAGGTGGCGGGAATCGCACCCGCGTCCGAAACACCTTTAGCTAAGAGTTTACTACCATTATTCCTTAAAGATATACTCTACATTTCTGTCAGCAGAAAATACGCATCTAGACTTAGACTCTAGCGTTGGCTGGAAAGCTTCGATCTGTTTTCTTTTCTGATCGAGAACCTCTTCATACCTTCGCTCAAGTTCAATCCTTCGCTTATTATCCCTTTGCTTCATTCTTTCAATCATCAGCATACTGCTGATCCATAACAGAAACATAGCAAATATCATGCATCAACCTTTCGGTTCACCCGTGACTGGATCTCTGGTAGGATCCGAACCACCATCAGAATAATTCTCAACAGGCTCCTGATAAGTGGTGCCACCCGGAGGTGCAGTTGGAAGCTTGGAAGGACCACGTGGTTCTTTCTTCGCTCGGAGCACTAGGAATACTACAATAAGTGAAACAACTACAAGAGTCATAATAGTGGCTAACATATTAGTTCTCCTTCGACTTCTTCTTTACAGACTTCTTCTTGGCAGGGGACTTCTTCTTTGCGACTTTCTTTGGTGCAGGAGTTGGTTCTGCTGGAACCTCAACAACACCGGCAGAAGAGGTTTGATAGCCTGAAGAATACTTTTCTTCTGCAATAACAGGTTCCTGCACAACAGCCTCCGGCGCTGGATCCGGAAGAACCTCTGGCTGCACGCTATTATGAGCAGAAGAATTCAGAACCTTTGCAACGACAGCCAGCGTCATACCGCCAACTAATACAGCACCAGCAAGCACTGGGTCAACAGCTGATAGATCGATCATTATGCAACTCCTTCGAAAAGACGATTTTCGTATTGTGTAATATACTTCTTAAGTTCATCGATATGGTCATTCGGATCAACTTTCATCGTCTGGCAGAAAGGAACTCCCTCTACTCCGATGAGGATGACAACCTGTTGAATATTTAGGTTAGTCATTTCCCGGAACATATGGGCATATGCAGCACCCTGCATAAAGTAGTGCTGAATAGATTCCTTCTTCTTCAGCCGACGCGAAGTCTTGAAGTCAATGACCGATAGAACTCCATTGTGCTCAGCAATACAGTCAACCGTCCCAGCCAACCGGAGTTCGTGCGAAAACAGCTTAGTCTCAAGGCAGTGAATATTGTTAAGCTTCACCAGTTCCTGCTTCATCTTAACAAACATCTCCTTAACGTTAGGAAGCATCTCTAGCTCAGAGATATCCTTGTTATGGAGATAGTGCTCAATGGCAGCGTGAACTGCAGTTCCCCGAGTGGTCGCCTTTCGCGAAACACGCGCTGCCTCCTTCTCACCCACCCTCGCCTTCCAAGCATTTAGTTCTTCCTTACCATAGTCAGAAAGAACCGTAGTGACTGACGGATACTTCTTCCCATCCGGCGTCACATAGCATCGAGTGCCATCAACGTTTTCCTGAAGAAGCTTGGGAAAGTCATGGTGAATATGATTAAACATCGGAGGGTACGTCGTTCCTATACATTACAATAAATTTATCGTTATCCCAAGACTTCTTAAGGTTGTGCTGACAATCAACCAGCGTCATTGAGTTGAAATACTTTTTAGCTGCGTGATTACCAATCAACCGATCGTAAGGCTCTGGATCCTGAACATCTTCAATAACAAAAACACCACCAGTCCGTAGATACTTATGCACCACCGACATGATATTATATGCCCACTCAGCATGGTGATCTGAGTCGTCAATGATAAAGTCATACTTCCCATTGAAGCGACTCAGCCCACGATCAATACTATTCACATCATGTACGTTCATGTAGTGATAGTTAGACCGATCAATATTCTCAATCAGAGCATTATTAATGAGGTTAAGATCAAAGTCCCAACCGTACAGCGTAGCATTGACAAAGTAGTCTCGCCATGCCTTCATGCTTCCGTTCTTAAGAATACCAATCTCACCGATAGTGATCGGAAGGTATCGCATACCACCGAAAAGCATATCATAGATCATAGTGTACGGATGCAGATGACCCACCGGAGGAGGATTATTGCTATAGACACACTTGTCAATGTTATGCTTTACAGCGATATTACAAAGGTCAGTTCTACTGTTGTTACAGTCAATGACTAGTTTATTAATGTTTGCCATGTTAGTATCAACATACCCCATAGTATACTAGAGAAGAACAACCCATACACGATACCCTTAGAACTCATGACCGGAGTATCATCAATAGCCACACAGTGATTATACTGTGTTTCTAGAGACTTGTCAAGAGATTTCACTATTGTTTTGGTTCTCATATTTTTCAACTGCAAGCAAGAAGTCTTTCACTAGGCTTGAGCGAACAATATCATCTGGAGTGAACTCGATGCTAGTGAAGGAAGACATCAGTCTTGCGACATGATGAAATTTCAGTAGTCCACTCTTGTCGCCTGTGCGGCGGTACAAGTCAGTTTGACGATAGTCACCGCAGAAAATAATCTTAGAACGATAGCCGACACGAGTCATAATCGTAGCCAGTTCTTCGAAGTTCATGTTCTGGCATTCATCTACGATAATGATCGAGTCATCGAAACTCATACCACGAATGAACGAGGTTGAAATGAATTCGATGCGACCGGCATCTTTCAGCCCTTCATATGCATCACGGCGATTGAACAGCGTGTGGAAGATCTGCATATAAGGCTGCTCGTACAGTGACATCTTTTCTTCCAGAGAACCCGGAGTGAAACCGATGTCGCGAGACTGTACTGCGCTACGAACAATTACAACTCGCTTGAAGGAACTGTTCTTGTCGTAGACTTCTTGGATTGCCTTGTAGCAGGCAATGAACGATTTACCGGTTCCCGCTGAACCTGTAAGCATAATGAAGTAGTCGCCGCGACCATAAGCCTCAAAGAACAACTTCTGATTTTCGGTTAGCGGCTCAAAGGTCTTGAGCTCACTAGGCTTTACTCTGGGCGGCGTCGGCTTGATTGTTTCTACTTCAGCTTCTGTATTGGCTGAAGGGTATTTCTTCTTAGACACTTATCCTCTCTTAGGAGCACTGGCTCGCTTCTGCTGCTGAATTTTCTGATGCTTCTTGAGCACCTCGTCAGTCTTTACTCGCTTCGAAGATTTCTTCAGAAAGCGATCAGCCAGTGGACTGCGAGGATTCTGCTCAGCAATCTTAGACATTACTTCTTTGAAGGTGTCGTCGGTCTTAGAGATATTATCCCCGACACCCATGTATGAAACAATTGGAGCCTCGTCGATGTAGCGTTCAAGGTGAGGATTAGATGCCTTGAACGCATCATATACAGACATCGACATCACGTGTTCTTCAATCTTACCGGACTTGGTATTACGAAATGTATAAGTGGGCACTAGAGTCTCCAAGGAGAAATACTGTATGCCTCTATTTATACCAGCTTGGCTGCCCCCTGCGTTTCCAAGAAGCCATGCTTCGCTTATGCATCATGTAATAATTCTTGTAAGCTTGAACGCTATCACCCGGAACCTTGCATTCATCGGGCATAGCCTGCGGCGGTTCCTGCCAGCCAATATTGGGAATATTGATAGGCGAGTTCAGAAGTTCGTTCTGAAGTTTCTGGCAGGCATGATCCTTATCATTGTAACGATACTTGTACTCGCCGATTAGGAAGTACAGGAGGTCGTGTAGCCAGCGATAGTGATCAACATTGGCACGTACCCATACAGCACTTGGGTGATTGACGTGCCCAGCTTGATAAAGTACAGTTTCGCGAGAGTCATTTAGAATCCACCTTTTGGCGTTTCTGCCAGTCTTGGTTTTACCAGCAATCAGCTGACCGTCTATAATACGGTGCGCAGTAGAAAGCAGCTGAGCCGACTCGAGGATCATTTTAACGACATGCTTGTCGCAATGAAACTGCGCGGCTACCTGCGGATCTTTGTCTAGATAAAAGATGTTCATTTGAGAGAAATAAAGCTTTTCCAGTCAACCCTAAACTCGGAAATTCTAGACACGGCATTCGTTCTTGTGTTATACGAAAGCCTGATCTGCTTTTTGCCACTACCGTTTGTCATAAGCTTCCACTTACGAGCAGGAATAACAAATAGCTGAATTTCCTCACAGTGGTCGATATACGCAGCAACCCGAAGGGTTCCTTTTTTATTTTGGACGGAACCGATCTTGGATGTGTACGAATATGTTTGACCGTTTTTGGTCTTATAAAACGAGCACCACTTAACTTCGCTGCCGTCGCTCAGATCCTCGCCCGACTTAGCAGAACGGGAAAGCTTCTTGCTAGCAAGCGAAATAGTTTCTTCCAGAAGAGTTTCTGTTCGCATGTTACCTTCTTGAGCGATCTTCAGAAGCAACTTCTTTTTAGTAATCGGCAGATATTTCAACTTAGGATTAAACTTCAGGAATATGTCGCGCATGGCGACATATTCCCCCGGATTCCGCACACGATAAACTGAACCCAAAACAACAAAATCAAGCCAGCGCAGGACTGGTGATGCTCCTGTTACTTCCGTGTAATTCGAAGATTAAGCCAGCCCAAGCTGGCTCTTGATATCTTCGAGGTCGTTCGACGTGATTTCGTCGATTTCAAGATCTTCCATGGCAACCGGAGCCAGCTTCTGCTTGACTTCCTTCGCCTTCTTGACTTCCTTGGAGGCACGGGTGACGACGGTGATCGCTTCCGGCTCGGTAGCCTTTGCAGGCTTCGCCGTCTTGGGCGGCTTGACCTTAGCGACGGTCGTCTTGGCGACCTTAGCGGCTGCGCTCACCTTACGCCCACGGGGGAGGCAGTTCTCGCGCACATCAACGTCATCTGCGAGAAGCTTGTAGCCGATAACTGTTCGACCCTTCTTCTCGACTGCAAACTTGACCTTGAACTTGTTCTTAAGAACGAAGAAGTAGACGGGGACGCTACCTTCATTCACCCCGAGCGTCTTCGCGATATCGGCGCGAGAGACTACGTTGCCGACACCGGCAGACTTGAGCATCTGGAAAAGAACGAACGGCTGAATGGGACGACTTGCCATTTTTATAAGCTTCCTTGTAAAGAAAAAATTAAGAATTCGGACGAGCGTTACGGAGCGACACCGAGTCAATTACCTTACCGTTGACGATAATGTAATCCAGCTTTTCGGTGCCGTCGTCTTTAAGGTTATACACCTCGACGAGGACCTCCTTCAGATTGAAGGGAACCGGCGAGAGATCCGGCTTCGTAGCCTTTGCAGTCTTTTTCATATTATGACCTTACTTCGACTTCAGGCTCATCTGCTTGAGCATCTCACGCTTCATGGTCGGCGTGAGGTTATTGGCGAGAAACGACTCGAGATAACCGAGGACGTAGGTATTGCTCTTACCGAGATCCCTTTCCGCCGTATTGCGGATAAAGTTAACGAAAGACTTGATCAGGAGTTCAGCGTCCTGTCGCTTTTCGACGTTATTCATCATAATTACATTATACCGGTATTGCGTAAGAAGTAAAGGGTGAAAAATTTAGTAAAATCAATAACTTACGAAAAGTGTAAGGAAATCAACAACTTAGGGGCGTCTTACGACGCACCCCAGAGTCCGAGGTCTAGCCCGAGCGCGCTCTCGGAGGTATACGCCATTTCTAGCGTTTCGCCGTCGTAAACGTAATACTTGTTGTCTTTCTTCTTTACGGTGAGCCGCTGCGTTGACCGGGGTGAGGTGTAAACCTTACCTTCCGTAACCGTAAGCCTGAGCGCGTCCTCTAGCTTATAAAGCTCTACCTGAATGTCGTCGTTACGTTCCTGAAGCGCCTTAACCTTCGCTCGCGCCTCTTCCCGTTCGCGCTGAAGCGCGTCGTATTGGGCTAATGCGGCTGCCCGTGCCGTTTCACTCATCATGCAGCCATTATAGCTGAAACTGCGAAAAAGTAAACCGTAGAAACTGTAATAGAATCAACAACTTACAGCACCGCCGAGAGAGCCCTATAAACCGCCTCGGGCGGCGTCTCCGGGACCCCTCCTACGCGCCCTCCCGGACTCCGAAAGCCCCTCTAACGGCTCCGTCGGGGCGCGGAGGACGGATTCCCAAAAAAGACGGGACTGGTGCGGTTTTTATCCAGTCCCGTCGGTTCCCCCGGTTTCAAACGGTTAGTGGGCGGCGGCGGAAAGCGTCGCCTTCTTCGGCGTCTTCTGCACCCTCACCGCCGCGATTTCCTCCACCGGCTCTACCGGTTCCGTCTTCGGCATTTTCTTCTGACGAGCCTGCTTCATCTTAGCCAAGCGTTCCTTCTTAGCTTCGAGCTCAGCCCGCTTTCTCGCGATTCTTTCATTTCGGCGAGCCTCACGCGCCGAAAGGATTTCTTCACGAGCCTCTTGACGAACAAGACGCTGGATGTGCTTCGCCCGCTTGATTTCATTATCAATCTCGCGAATCTGAAGCCTCATCGCTCGGAGCGTTTGGATATTGCTCCGAAGCTCGGTGCGGATC